CGCCGAGTACGATGTATCAGACGAGCACCGCGCAGATGTGTATAAACACCTACCACAACCTGACTGGGGTATGGAGGGGGTAACTGAGTATGTCCGTTGGGACGTGGCGGCGAACCCCAACACCCCTGCGGATGTGCTCACTACCCTAGGCACTGACCATGCTGAGGGTGTCCGTTGGGGCGTGGCGTGTAACCCCAACACCCCTGCGGATGTGCTCACTACCCTGAGCACTGACCATAGTGTGTATGTCCGTCAGTACGTGGCGGAGAACCCCAACACCCCTGCGGGTGTACTCACTACACTGAGCACTGACCCTGATGCGGGTGTCCGTCGGGGCGTGGCGGAGAACCCCAGCACCCCAGCGAGTGTGCTCACTACACTGAGCACTGACTCCGATGCGTGGGTCCGTTGGGGCGTGGCGCGTCACCCGAGCACCCAAAAACCCATGTGAGTGTGACTAACACCTACCAACTTTAACAAGGAGAAAATTATGCATAAGATAGATAACCACCACGGTGGCAAGACCACGTGGTTCATCGGTGACCTGTGCATCAATGGGTGCCAGACATTCACCCTCGCAAACGCCGAAGATGTGTTCGCCGAGTACGATGTATTAGACGAGCACCGCGCAGATGTATACAAACACCTGCCCCAACCTGACTGGAGTATGGAGGGCGTAGACACGGATGTCCGTTGGGGCGTGGTGCGTAACCCCAGCACCCCAGCGAGTGTGCTCACTACCCTGAGCACTGACCATACTGAGGATGTCCGTTGGGGCGTGGCGGAGAACCCCAACACCCCTGCGGGTGCGCTCACTACCCTGAGCACTGACCCTGATGCGGACGTCCGACGGAGCGTGGCGCGTAACCCCAACACCCCAGCGGGTGTGCTCACTACCCTGAGCGCTGACCATAGTGTGTATGTCCGGTATGGTGCAGCGAGTAACCCCAACACCCCAAAACCCCTGTAGGTGTGACTCACACCTACCACTTTAACTAGGAGAAAACTATGACAACAGAAATGAACCGGGCACAACAAGAGGCACATGCGCTGATAGCCAACAACCAAACCCCAGCACAGCGGACGCGACTATTGAGCACGAAGGCTGGCAACACATCGCCATACCAAGAGGCGCCTCTGAGTTCTGATGCGCGGCGTGCGTGGTATCGGGACGTCGTGCATGCGCTCACCTTACGACTCCCAAGCACGATGTCTTGTAGGTCGACCGTCAACCGCCGCATGCTGGTAACCTACTTGCGAAGCTGGCGCAACAGCACACCTAAACTACTCGACCGTACCTTGCTCAAAGAGTTTGGAGGGCTAATTGGTGAGGTGATACGCAGCACGGAGCAGTCTCCTACCTCGTGCTTGGGTCGAATCTCCGCCGACCATACCATTACCAAGGCGTGGGCAGTACTGGGTTGGCTCAAACAACACTACACAAACGCGACAATAGACACCCACCTGCGCGGTGTTTTGGCTGAGGCGCTGCCGTTTGATATGGACCGCACACTCTCATGCGCATGCTGTGACACTCTTGTGCTGGTTGGGTTGGGGGAGGATTTCGTTGGTGCAGCCTCGGGGGAGGGCTACTGCGAAGCTTGCGCTGAGGAGGAGCTTGTGTACTCCGAGTATGAGGACGCCTACATAGAACGAAGTGCGGCAGTACGTGCTTGCACAACCAGAAACGCCTGTGCCACGCAGATAGAGGATGACTGGGTGTCTGAGACAAATGGTGACTTTGAGTCCATACGCACAGGGCGCGGCACCAGCATGGACGCAGAACAGTACTACCACAGCAATATGGTGGACGGTACGTGGTACATCGGTTGGTACGAGGACTCTAACTCAGAGGATGATGACGACTACCATGATGACGATGACGATGACGATGACGATGATGATGATATGGGGCCAATCCGCAGGTATGGTGCGACCACCCCTGAGTGTATCAGCACACCTAAGAAGGGCGACACCCGCCCGTTTGTCGGGGTTGAGCTTGAGTTTGAGCTGTATGGGGTGGAGCGTGGCGAGAAGGCGCAAGAGTTTGCAGATGCGCTGGGCAATTACGCACAGTTTGAGGAGGACGGCTCACTCACTTCTGGGTTTGAGGTGGTGACAAACTACGGATATGTGGAGGACTTGGCTCCCGCACTGGCGCAGTGGCTTGACAACAAAACACTATTCAAGGGCGTGCACCCTACACACCGCAACGCAGGCATGCACATTCACCTGTCCAAGCAGAGCATCACGCCACTACATGCACTCAAGCTGGACACGTTCGTCTACGCCCAGGAGAACCATGAGGTGTGGGTGAAACTGGCCAGACGTGCACCGACAACATACTGTGCGAAGAATGTTGACTATGCGACAGCTGATATCAGCAAGCAGCTAATCGTGTCGGCTATCCACGATAAGGGCGAGATACGGCAGTCTCGGAGGTTGTATATGCAGGCCAAAGCACGACAGCAGGAGGACCGCCGCCGCGCACTTAACTGGAAGCCAGAGGACACAGTTGAGTTTCGTATGTTTGCTGGCACCTGCGAAAGTGTCGAGGTGTTGGGGTCGATGGAGCTTGTACAAGGGCTGTACTACTTCACCAAACAAGCGATACTTGCGCAACTCACTTGGCCGGCGTTCGTTGAGTGGGCGGAACGACCAGAGAATATCAAGGGCATGCGCCACTTTCTGAAGTATGCGGTCAAACAAGAGGTGTGCGAGAAGAAGGCGTTTCACGACCGCCTCGAATTACCACCAGAAGTACGTCAAGGCAAAGGCGCTGACGTGAAGAAATATATCAAAAACACCCGCTTCTTAGCGGCAACACAAGGAGAACTTTTATGTGCTTAATTTTTACTGATACACCAGACAACGCGCCTATTCACGAGGGCTGGCTCCGCGATTTCTACGACCACAATTCTGACGGATGGGGGTTCATGTGGTACGACGAACAGTTCGGGAAGGTTCAGGTCGAGAAAGCGCTTGGCACTGAGCAGGAGTGGGTTACCGCGTACAACAAGATGCGTGGACTTGGGGTCACCTTCATCACCCACTTACGCATGAGGACGCATGGGGCTACCGACCTTGAGAATGTGCACCCATACCATGTGGCCGATAACCTGTACATGATGCACAACGGCATACTGTCCAGTGGCTATGGCACGAGTGGCGACACCACAAAGTCAGACACTTGGCACTATATCCGTGACACACTGCACCCATTGTTGGGTGAGATGCCGATGACGGTGTTGTTATCAGCTCCTGTGGCAGCACTGATAGGCGCCAGCATTGGCAACAACAGATTTGTGCTCATGGGGGACGGCGGGGCGCTGTCAATCATCAACGCGAAACAAGGCGTGCTGTGGCATGGGCGTTGGATGAGCAACACTTATGCGTGGTCGCACTCACTACATAGTGCACCTGACCAGCCGCCACCGCCGCCACGCCAGTGGGGGCATGAGGTAATGGGTAGCCGCCTATGGCGTGACGACGAGCTGTTTGAGTATGGCAGCATGGACAGCGTGGCTGGCGTACGTTGGTCCGGTACAGGCGACGAGGTGCCTAAGTCATACGGTGCGCGTACTGTAACGCCGTCACTGTTTGATATTACTGAGGACGAACCCGACGTGCAGGTGACGGAGCAGGACGTGGCGGCGCAGTGGTGGCTTGAGTACGACGACGAGGTGCAGACACGAGCCGAGCACCCTGCGTATGGTGAGATGGAGTGGGTGAATGAGTTGGTGACTATGATGCTCACTAAGTACCCCTCCATCGCCCTGTGCACCGACCCATACGATGTGCTGAACATGGTGTCGCAGTGTTCGCTGGAGCGGTTGGTGCAGATGTTCAGTTTGGTCACATTGGACAACGACATGGCGACACTACTGCACGAATTGGGTGTCGAGACAACATCATTTTTTAAGGAGTAAGACATGGCAACTAGAGCGATTATTCAGGTGATTGGTGCGAACTATGCACAGGTGTACAAGCACTGGGATGGTAACCCTGATTCAACCCTGCCGTGGTTGACCGAGTTTGCGCGGGAGTTCTCAGAAGAGCGTGGGCATGACCCCGAGTACTGCCTGGCGCAGTTACTGCGGTCATCGGTGTTCTTGGGGGAGAAATACAAGCTGGACGACTCCCATCACACAGGGTGGGGGGTCATACCATTCGGAGAACTGTGGGGCGCGGACTGGCTATACAAGATAGACGGCGCCACAGGTACTGTTGAGGTCGTAGACCTTAACGCATAGAGCGACACTGTTGTGCTCTCTTAACGGGGGTACAACGGGGTGGCTTTTCACCCAATGCACGGACTTGCATCTTGTCCACAAAAAGGAAATTATTATGATTACTATTAGCATTAACAACATCACCATCAAATTTGACACGGCCGAAGCATCTGGTAAACAAGCGCAAGACCGCTGTGAAGACTCGCAGCTCGACGGGCTTTGTACCCTGTTGCGGGCAATCAGTGAGATTGAGGCGCTGACACCAGAGGCAGCACCAGAGGCAGCACCAGAGGCAGCGCCAGAGGCAGCACCAGAGGCAGCACCAGAGGCAGCACCAGAGCAGCTACCAGCGGCATCAATCAACGACGTCGTTACTATACTGCGTGACCTGCTGGACGCGGACTCTCGCTACACCTACCGCTCGCTGGATGCAATGGTTAAGCACGGTTCCCCATATCTCATGGGCATCGAAGAGGCCGTCAACGCAGCGGCATCTACAGGCAATATACGCAGGCTCACAAAACGTACCGGCGGTTATGTCTACGGGCTTAATTAACGCCTGATGGCGTGATACCGGTAAGGCATCATCAGCATGGTGCCTTACCTAACAACAACCCCTGTAGGTGTGACTCACACCTACCACTTTAACAAGGAGAAAAATATGCAAAGGAAGACAAATGAACTGATAGGCGCAGCCCTTGCCTGGGCGGTGGCGCACATCGAAGAGGCCAGCATTGGTATGGGGTACTATACCGGCATGGTGGCCCGAGGCACTTACTCTCCATCAACCGACTGGACGTTAGGCGGGCCAATCATCGAGCAGGAAGGCATCCAGCTACACGTAGACGAACTACGCACGGAGTGGCTCGGAAGTTGTTGGGGGTATCCCAGCTGTCAATATGGCCCCACACCCCTCATCGCAGCCATGCGCTGCTACGTGGCTAGTAAACTGGGTGACGAAGTGGAGGTGCCAGATGAAATTTGCTAATCAGGCCGAACGGCTGCTCGCAGAGTTTGTGCCGCTCATGCGTTGTGGTAACAGAGTAGAGTTCATGCAGCGCCTTCAATGGCTAAGTGAGGGCATGCTGGGTAACCAATTAGATAGTGTCATTAACTACAAGCCAGACCAAAGCGAGATCGAAACCTACAAGCGCTTCAAAACAGGTCGTACCTTGAAACCACGTATGTTCAAGATTCTCGATAGCCGCAACTTGCCAATGAATGTGCGCTTCTGCGGACAAGTTGCGGAGTACATACGCGACGGTCTAATACCAGGTACTAAGATGTTCATCCAGCCCGAGTTTGACAACTCAGGCGCCCCACGAAGTGGCGTGATGACTTTGGATGATAATCATGTCGAGGAGATTTTGTAACGTACTCCCCGCCCTAAAGGGCGAGGCTTCCCTCAACAGGCCTGTCACGTTCATACTTACAGACGAGGAGTAAGTGTGACTCACACCTACCACTTTAACTAGGAGAAATTTATGCGAAGACTATTAGACACATTCCGCAGTTGTATCGCGTTGGATATGACAAGAGACAACACAGCCCGCGTCATCAAGGCAGAGATACGGCAGCACTTGATTTCTGTGGAGCCCGTCAGCTTGGGTGGAAGCGACCACCGCCGTAGCCAGATGAAAGCCGTCATTCGTAGGTTGTCCCGCCGCCCAGAGGAACTGAAACGCATCCTCAACGCACAGGCCGACCGATACACTTATCAGTATCTGACCAGCGGCACTCCGGCGCCCCTGTACGACTACCTATACGGCCCAGCGCGTTCGGTGTTAAACACCTCCGCATACGTCGAGGATGGTAACCATAGAACAGCGGTACATGGATACTACACGGAACGGTCCGCATGGACGGCATCAACGGCGTTCAACTACATAGCACACAATATCAAGTGTGGTGGCCGACCACCGAAAGGTCAGCAAGCTCCTTCTGGAGCGCTCACGCCGACAGCGCGAGAGTACCTGGCAGAGTTGGGTTTCACAGTAATGCCCAATGGTATTGATATTGTGCGACAGGCGGATACGGTCGTCATACAAGACGGCACGCCCGAGGGGGAGCTAGTACATCGTAGTCGTATCGTTGACAGTCCAAAGTTTGGCATTGTTAAGCGTTCTGACCTGCGCAGAGTCGTCGCGGACCCGCCAATTAAGGACGCAATAGATGTGGACGGAGAGGCATACATGCCATTGAGCGCCATGAAAAAGTATGGCCTGTATCTTGAGCGTAACGTGCTGTACCCATATAAACACAGGTACACAGCGCCTATAGATAACAGTCGTATCAAAGAGCACGGTGGCAGCACTATGTCTAAAGCGGTTCGCTTTATAGGCAAGCGGCATACAGGTGGCGTGCGTATTGGGTTTGAGTGGGAGATGGAGGTATACAATGACCGAGCACCAGCAGCCACAGGCAAAACACTGGCAAAACTATTCAACACGGTTACCGCAGAGCCATACATATCAGTAGAGAAAGACAGCTCGCTGAACCGTGGGTTTGAGCTTGTCTCCTCCAACACGAGTAGTGGCTACCACATCGACATGCTTAGGAAGATGGAGAACAAACTAGCCAAACTGTCCGACTCCCGCAATCCATTCTTGCGCATAAAGAACGCCCGGGGTGGCGTTGGTGGGCATATTCATATTGATAAACGCCACATAAAGAACGAGGACATGTTGTTGTATTTTGTAAACACGGAGGCGAGACGGTGCCAAGCCAGCACCGTACCGGAGAACACTAAATATGCCGCGTTGTTCGGACGAGCTCCAAACCACTACTGTGGCGGCACGGAATATGAAGGGGATGTGCGCAGTGCGGCCCGCACCGGTAGTACCTGGAGGTTCATTGCCTGTAATGGTTCCCCCAAGAAGACCATCGAACTCCGCGCATTTCAGTCCCCCGGCAGTATTGCTGAGATGATTGTGAATATTAAAATCGTAGAGGCTTTAGTGGAGTGGACGAACCAGCTCGTAACACATAACCCAAAGCGCTTGACTATGAAGCACTTCGTGAACTTCCTGAACGAGCACGCAGATAGATACCAAGCGGTAGTAGACCGTATATACAAAGGAGAAACCAGTGAAGCCAGCGCCTAATAATTGCACAATAATCCGCTACGACAAAGAGCGAGACATCACAATTCTGGTGCGACCATTCCGTCGAGCGCCAAAGGGGTACGAGGGGTGCCATGCGGTGCGACTATACCCAAATGGCACGCAGCGGGCCGAAGGTATCACGGTTGAACAGTACAATGACACCCGCCCAGGTATGGCCTCACCCAGGGGGTCGCGTATATACAGCAAACTAAAAAGCTCTGGGGTGTACACGAGATATCGTGCGACTCCCGAGCTCATAGCTGCAATCGAAGCGGGCGGTGTGCGATGCTAAGTACACAAGAACCCATACCACAGGCACCAAAAACAGAGTATGATTGGGGGTATATAGGGCTTTGCTTTGTCTGCGCGGCACTCGCCACCGCAGGGCTCACCCACAGGGCAGTAAGTAAAGCAGAGAGTATCGCGGAGGTACGAGGGTTTCAACGGGCGGTAGAGCAGGGCGAAGCAAGCTGTACTACCCGCAAGCACCTCGAATTTTGGTTCAACGGAGATACAACGCAGGTTGGCAAAACCATTGAGCAGTTGTGCAAACAACACAATAAGGAGAAACAGAATGCGACAGTTTCTAAGAAACATAGTAAATAATATCTGCGGGGACAACCGCCAGCGCCGACTGGATAGCCTAAGCTCCGAGATAGATAGTCTGCACCGTGCAGCCGCGATATGCACATGTAAGGCGCATCGTCTTGAGCACGAACGCAACGAACTATTACAACGGGGTGCTTCATGGCTAAGACCCCTGAAGTAAAAGTCAAGGATGAAATCCGCGCTGCCCTAAAAACCTATGGCCCAAGGGTGTGGTGGTACATGCCCATTGGCGGCATGTTTGCCACGCCCGGCATCCCAGACTTCATTGGTGCAGCCGATGGCAGGTTGTTTGGTATTGAGGCCAAGGCACACCGTGGCACAGTCACTAAAACACAGGCCAACGTCCATGAGAAAATACGTGCCACCGGAGCGCCTGTGGCGATAATAAAACCATGTGAGATACCAATCCCCGCGCAAGTCGCAGCTCTCCTCAACCCACTACTAGAGGCGCCATGTCAACCACCCCACACACCACACAAATCATCCTCTACGGAGCCCACCTAGAACCACTACAACTGGAGCTACACCCCAACAAGGGCGTGGCGTTTGGGCAGCTTATATTTGGACTGCATAAGCACAACACGTCGCACAAGCACCACCCAATCATACAGGTCGGGGTAGCTGGTGGTGTATATACACCAGCAACTCTTGTACATGAGGCAGTGCACGCTACCGCCTATTATATGAAAGACCAGAATTGGCGCGATTGGGCACCACGGTGGGACTGTCGATACAGGAAAGAGGAGACTACTGCGTGGCTCACCGAAAGCATATTCTTCCACTCTGACAGGTTTGCACGTAGGGTAGGGCTCACTCCCCTACTCCAACCCCGCACCACAAATGTGGCGTATAAAGTACAACTACGAGAATTTACCGATGGCACTTAATGTAATCACCGCCGACTTCGAGACCTACTTCAACACCAAAGAAAAGTATGGCCTGCGCACCCTCACCACGCAGGAGTACATACAACACCCCAGCTTCCAAGTGATAGGCGTCAGCCTAGCCAGCGAGGACGGCGACGTTGTTTGGCACCACGGGGCGCAGGTTGCCCCCGCGCTGGCCGCGATTGACTGGAGCACTACAGTATTCTGTGCGCACAACACCCGATTCGACGCTGCGATACTGAACTGGGTGTATGGGCATAAACCCGCGCATCTGATGTGCACCATGAGTATGGCGGCATCAAGCGGAGCTGCGATTCTGGCAGGCGCGAGCCTCGCTGGTATGGCAGACCTCCTGCGAAAGGCCGGCCACGACCTACCCGCTAAGGGCGACGAAGTTCTGCGGGCTGATGGTAAACGCTACGAGGACTTCTCGGAGTGGGAACTGGCGACATACGGGGAATACTGCCGCACGGACACCGCCATCTGTAGATACTTGATGCGTGAACTTACAGTCCTGACCCCCAAGCAAGAGCTCTGGTGGCAGAGTATGGTGCTCAAGGCGTACACCGACCCGAAACTTCTCTTAGACAAAGACATGCTCATACAGGAGTTGGTGCGAGTTCAGACGCTGAAGAACGAGACGCTTGACAAAGCCGCAGCGGCGCACAACTGTACACCGTTGCAGTTCCGAGCGCTGCTTATGAGCAACAACAAGTTCGCAGATGTGCTGCGCAGTGTGGGGGTTGAACCACCAATGAAAACTAGCCTCACCACTGGCAAACAAACGTATGCGTTCGCCAAGACGGATGAGGGCATGCAGGAGCTAGCCGAGCACGAGGATGAAGTTGTCACGACCTACATCGCAGCTCGTTTGGGCAACAAATCCACCATCCAAGAGACACGCCTAGAGCGTTTGATTGGCTTGGCTGATAAAGGCCCACTGCCCATGCCATACAAAATATCCGGGGCCCACACACACCGACTGTCAGGCGACGAGAAGATAAACGTGCAGAACTGGCCGAGCGGGCGGGTGGCTGGGCAGTCCAACATGATGCGCCGAGCGCTCACGGCACCGCCAGGCTATGTCATCTGTGCCGCTGACTCTGCGCAGGTGGAGCTTCGCACTGGAGCCACCGTTGTCAACGACCCGACACTGTTGGGCGTATTTGCTGCTGGCACCGACCCGTACTCTGTGTTTGCTGAGGCCATGTACAACGTGCCGGCAGCGGACATTCGAGCCGGCGCTAAGGCAGGTGACCCTGATGGGGTTCGTATGCGAGCCGCTGGTAAGGCTGGGCTGCTTGGCTGTATCTACGGCGCGGGCGTAAACGGGTACATTGGGTACTGTGAAAACGTGGCAAAGATTGCGATGGACGAAGCCGAGGCCACTCGGACTGTTGGCACGTTCCGCTCTACTATGCAGGCGTTCCCTGCATTCTGGCGGCAGTGCGACAACGTACTACGTGCCATGATACGAGGGCAGTCAGGGCGGTTTGGTGGCGCGGATGGGCAGATGTTCTTCTACGACGGTGCCAGAGAGTTGTTTGGGCGGCGCATACCCGGTGTACAACTACCGGATGGCCTGTGGATAAGTTATTTGAATCTGCGGGAGAAGTACACCCCTGACCGTGGCAACCAGATTGTGTACGACGACACCCGGCGGGGTAAGGTCATCAAATCAGAGACCATATATGGCTCCAAGATGTTTGAGAATTTGAACCAAGCTGTCGCGTTCAGCGCCCTCAAGTTCCAGCTCATTCGTATGGACGCCAAGTACACGACGCTCGGTAATGTGCATGATGAGGGGATGCATCTTGTGCCCGAGGCAGAAGCAGAACAAGCGAAACTGGTTGCAGAGCAAGTCTATGCGCAAGTACCAGCTTGGCTGGAAGGGTGCCCGTTAAAGGGCGAAGCAGGCGTAGCGTTCCGCTACGGTGATTGTTGATAACAAGGGAGTAAAATTGAACGACCTACAAATTTATTGTGGTATCGACACGAGAGACGGAAAACTCACGGGTTCAACGTGCCGTGTGGATGACCCAAACTACCAAACATGGGCAATGACCGAGATGGCGACAAAAGACGTCCGCCTGGAAAAATTTACTGTCATGCAGTTTTTGGAAAAACTGCACACGGATGGATTTGATGTGGAAAGATATATAAACTATTTGGAGGCACGAGTATGAATTGTTTTACCCACACATACACAGGCGAGCCTATACCACCGAAGAGCCCGCCCTACATACCCAACTTTGGCACGCCATGCAAAACAGGCAAGCGAGCAGCAAAGGCGACAGCCTATATGGACACTGCATGCCAAATTGTCATCATGACTCCTGAGCAGAGTCGAGCCACAACCAACATTAAATTCAACCGCATATAGGAGAATCAAAATGCACACAATTAAAGTACTAGACCACGGGTTCGTAACCCTACGCAATATCGCTGGCCCTACCCGCAGGACACATACGTACGTGCCGAATGATGCGCTCCACAGGACAGAAATAACTCCGCGCCAGTTCGACGCTGACGATACCGACGTGGCGAACTCAGCCCGTATGTCGTTCCACCAGTCAGACTTGGAACGCAGTTACGAGGTCGAGATGAAACTCAACCGTTACCTCATGGCTAACCGGCACATGACTCCGTTTGAGTCGATTGAAGTCTGGCTTGAAATGAAGCTACCGATATTCGTAGCCCGCCAGTTCGTGCGACACCGCACAGCAGCGTTAAACGAGGTATCTGGGCGCTATGTCACCCTGCCCGCAGAGTGGTATATCCCCGAGGTTGTGGGTGGCAAACCTGAGAATAAGAAGCAGGGTCAGTCCGACAACCTAAGTGTGCGCCAACAAGCAGACTTTAAGGCGGCATTGCAGCGGCACTGTACAAGTGGGTACGACAACTACCTAGACGCTATGGCTCGCGGCGTAGCCCCAGAGCATGCCCGTATGTTCCTCAGCCTTAACCACTACACACATTGGCTGTGGAAGCAAGACCTGCGAAACTTGTTCGGCTTTCTGTGCTTGCGTGACCACAGCCATGCACAGGTGGAGTCTCAGCAGTACGCCAAGGCAATTATTGAGCTGCTGGAGCCACAGATACCCGGGCTTATGGGGCTGTATAAAGAACTGATGGTGCAGCCATGAACAGGCATACGCCTGCGCCTTGGGCACCTTTCATTCTCGATATGCCGTTGACCGACATACCTGCTTATGTTGACAAGTGCATGAGCGCGAGCAATGGCACTGATTTTTATTTTGTAGCAGGAAAAGACGAGCGAGGCGATGTGGATGTTGCACACATCGGTAATGGCCCACGCGCTGCTGAAAACGCCCGACTAATAGCCGCCGCGCCTGAATTGCTAGAGGCTTTGAAGGGGGTTGTCCGCGTTGCTGATAGAGCAACACAGGAATTTGATGCAGCTCGTGCTGCCATAGCAAAAGCAGAGGGGAAAGCATGAACCATTTTGAGCTGAACGACTTAGTACAGCTGGAGGCGCTGAACATGCTATGCGACGAAAAGCTAGGCGAAGGCAGTATGAGAACCGTTTTTAGACACGCCTTTGACCCCAAGCTAGTAGTTAAGATTGCGAAATCAAGCGACGGCGTTAAAGCAAACTGGGAAGAGTTTTCAACATGGGAATCAGTGGAATTTACAAAATTAAATTCATGGTTCGCCAGAGTCCATTCTGTAAGCGACTACGGAACGATATTGATTCAAGAGTGGGTGGCCGATATACCGACTGGCAAGTACAAGATACCCTCTTTCTTCATGGATTTGAAGCCAGAAAATTATGGGTTAGTGGCGGGCACTAAAAGTTCACAGGTTGTTTGCCGCGACTACGGACTGCACCTGCTCAGAGAAAAAGGTATGGAGCTACAACTAGTAAATTTTGAGGTACAAAAATGAGCGGCGTTAAACACGACACTGGTAAGCCACTCGCGGGCATCCTCTATGAGGGCTTTCCTAACGCCTTGCTGGAGGTAGCCAAGGTGGGCACATTTGGTGCTAAAAAATATTCGCGGGGTAATTGGCTACACGTAGACGGTGGTATACTGAGATATACCGATGCGCTGCATCGCCACCAACTACTCGAGCAGTGTGGCGAACTTGTAGATGAGGAAAGCCAACTGCTACACGCAGCGCACGCCGCTTGGAATAGCCTCGCCAGACTGGAACTTTTGATTAGGGAGAAAAACAATGCCATACGTCAACAAGCCTCGCCCATACAAGAAACAGTGGGAACAAGAGAAAGCCCGTGACGAGAAAGCCGCCCGTGCAGCCAGAGCCCGTGCCAGACGTGCCTATGACGCCAAGGGTATTGACCGCACGGGTAAGCACATCGACCACAAAGTACCCCTGAGTCTGGGCGGGTCAACGAAGTTGAGCAACACTCGGCTTGTGGCACCACGCACAAATCTAAGTTACCCACGAACCGCAACCGCGAAACCAAAAAGGAAATAAGAATGTCAAAGGCACTTGCAACCTACAAGCCCACAACCCACAGTTTCTCCAGTCTAAAAACTTTCGCCACCTGCCCTTACCAATACCAGCAGGTCAACATCCTGAAAAAATGGAAGCCTAAACCGTTTGATGCGGCGGATTACGGCGCTCGCGCCCACAAGGCGTTTGAAGACTACATAACCAAGGGCGTACCCCTGCCAGACGAGTTCATGCCATACGACGGCCTAATGAAAACAGTGGACGCTTTCAACGGCCAGAAGCGAGCGGAGTATCGCATGGGGCTCAAGGCAGATGCCTCTGCCTGTGGGTTCTTCGACGACGGCGTTGTTATACGTGGCAGTGCCGACCTTGTGGCAGTTTGGAAAGACAGTGCACTGGTGGTGGATTGGAAAAGTGGCAAGTCCACGCGACCTGACTCTGACCAACTGCACCTCATGGCACTTATGGTGTTCGCACACTATCCACAAGTCACCAGGGTGCAGGGCATGCTGCACTTCTTCATCGAGGACTGCGTGCACACCCAAGTCTACGAGCGTAGCAAAGTGCCCGCGATGTGGGCGTATTGGCAGGAAAAGATGCAGGCAGAGGACGCCGCCAAACGCTCTGGCGTGTTTGCCATGTACCCAGGTGGGTTATGCAAGGGCTGGTGCGCTGTCGAAAGCTGCATCAACTGGGAAGCAGGCGCTGCTAAACGCCTCGCAGTTTAGTCCAAGTATCTATGCAACGGAGCGGAAAACTCCAATACGCACAACAACTTAGACGCGTAGTATTTATGCAAGTATCTATGCGCCGTCCTATAAGGGATAACAGAATGACAACGATAAACAAAGAATTTGAAGACTATGTAGCCAAAGCAGGCAAATAGATCATCTCCTCGGTAAAAAGAAAGATACGCCCACCCTCTCGTATGCAATAGCCAATCAAGTTTATTTTTTGGAATGTGGATTAACTAAGGAATTGATATGACAGACACAAATACATTACTCGGATGGCTAAATCAGTTTGTAACTCATCGAAGAATTGATGAAGTAATGGATGGAGCTGATTATGAAGCCGTGCAAGATATGAACACGCATCTACGCGCACAAGAAGCGCGTATTGCTGCACTAACCAAAGATGCAGAGCGTCTTAAATGTTTCAATCAGATATGGCGCTGGAAAGCCTTAAAAGATGGCGAGATAATTTATCAGTATGGTGAACACGTACCCGCATTGTTCCAAAAGACCGCAGAGTTATTGCCAACCCACCAACCAGCACCAGATTACACAGATTTGCTGAAAATGATAGCGCACCGCGCACGGTCATTTCCTAACTTTCCGCTAGGACACCACATCACAGAAGTGTTTGCTGCAATTGGTGAAGAACCACCAGAGCCAGCACCAGCACCAGCACCTGAACTAAAGCCATTATCGTTAGATGAGATTCATCAGCGTTACAAAAATTTGCGCGGCAATGAACCGCCTCACTACATTGATATTTATCGTGATGCAGAAGCCGCCTTGGGAATCTTGAGAGGTGGCTTATGAAACCCATGACAGAACAAGAGTTAATAGCAGAAGCAAAAGCTAGAGCCAATATCGCCACACAAAAGATGAATGAGCAGTTTCACAATGAAAGCGTTAAGAGCGATATTGATGAAGTACAACAAATTGAAGAAAGGGTTGAATCATGGCATCAGACTTACAAATAAACATTGAACTTGCTAAGGCGTTGGGGTGGCGATTCACAAGTGCATCGAAAATTCTTCCTAATGAAGTCGGTATTAAATTTACTCATGTGTTTTGCAATAGGAACGGGTATCTTCGGATATTCGACTACCGCGACCCTGTGGTATTTGTAGCTATATGCAAGCATTGGGGGTTAGTTGTTTCTCACAGCAATTCATGGGATTGTTATGCCACAGTTCGTCGCTTGAATGTAAATTCGCATAGTAGTGAATATGTCGAAAAAGCAGCCGCCCTATGTGTAATTGATTTGGTTAAGCGAGGCATTAAATGAGATATTTTGAAATAAAAGTGACGGCATGTGGCGATTGCCCCTATAGCAATCTTGAACATGGGTGGTGTGATGTAGAGGATAACGGAGGTCAACCATACACAATGCGACTTTGCCGTGAAAACTCCGACCAACTCACCCCATCATGCCCTATGTGGAATGAAACAAAGGAACAGAAATGATTTACACACTATCACTATGCCTTGGTATGTTTTTAGGGCTATGCGGAGAAGCGCGAGAGTTTGATTACCCTACATACGAAGCCTGCGCAAAAGAGCGTGATGTGCAACTGGCTATAAAAAACAACAACATCAAACGCGCTACATGCTCGCCAAAACCAAAAGAAGGACTGAAATGACTACTGATAAAGAACTATTTTTTAAGTTCAGAGAATATGCAAACAGTAAAGGCAATGATGTTGCTTGGGCGCATAACGGGACTCACTATTTTTACTGGAATCCAATGACTAGCGATTTATACGAGGCTTTCAAAGCTGGCGTAATCGCTGCTGCTGAGATAGGTAAAGCAGCATGACTATAACCTTAACCCAAGAGCAGATAGTATTCATAGTGATTGCGCTAATAATCAGCGTGATGAGTGTGATTGCCTATGTAGACTGCAAGCCACGCGAACGCCCAGAATTTAGCGTGTTTGCATTTGTTCACATAGCTGTAACTATGGCCGTTTTCGGTATCTACCAATTTGGCATGATGCTATTCTTTAGGAGTTAAGTCATGACACAAATGCTAGACCCTGAAGCCCCCGTAGAGTACAAAACCGTAACATGGAGCTGCTTCAATGAGCAAAAAAACTAGAGCCAAGGCAATACTGCTTAAAGATGCGCTGGCGTTGCGCATGAGAAATTCAGATGTAACACCAAAGCAGTTGAAAGAAACTGCGGCACAGTTTGGAATCGCGCCAACGTCCATAGACAACTGGCTGTACCAGGACATTGAACCGCCAATTATATTCTTGTTGATAATGCTGGAAATATGGCCTGACTATAATGTATTTGATGTGATTGGAGTTTCTGGTGATACCCCTCCCTCTTACTCCTGACGGCTCCAGGGTCATAGTACCAACAAGAATACCCGACGCCGCCTCTCGTGTGCCTGACGCCATCCAAGGCGAAGGCCATATTAACATGCTGTGGACACAAGACAACGCGGAGCTATGCGCCAGTATGGGCATGGTGCCCGTAGGGACAATATGTAGAGACTACACATGGCCGGGCAAGTTCGCCCCAATGTCGCACCAAGTGCAAGGCGCAAACGCTATGTCTTGCTACCGCAGGTTCTATAACCTATCCGAGATGGGCACTGGCAAAACTGCCGCAGCTATCTGGGCCGCGCACTACCTAAAGAGTATAGGCAAAGTCAAACGTATTATGGTGATATGCCCACTATCAATCATGCAAGAGTCCTGGGGCGACACAATACGCAATATCGCCATCGAGGACCAGTACACGGTGCTGCACAATACGAGCCGTAAGAGGCGAGCACAGCTTATGACTTTGAATGCACCGTGGTGGATTATTAACTACCACGGAATTGAAACCCTAAATAAAGAGCTAGCGGCAGACCCGCCGGACCTGATAATTATTGACGAAGCCAGAGCTTACGCAAACGCATCTACATCACGCTGGAAGGCGCTGGCTAAAATAGTACGCCCAACTACGCGAATCTGGGCACTCACGGGTACGCCAACATCCCACAGTCCGATGGACGCATATGGGCAGGTAAAACTACTTACGCCGCGAAACTTGCCATCCAGCATGACAGCCTTTCGGCAAATGACACAGCGCCAGATGGGCCCATATAACTGGGTCAACCGCCCAGATGCGTGGGAAACAGTTGCGCGTGTGATGCGCCCCGCGATAAAAACCCGCAAACGGGATGTATTGCAAGACCTGCCGCCGGTCACAGTTAGCTACCGGCACATACCACTGTCAACGCAACAACAAGCGTTCTACTCAGAGCTGAAAAAACATACCCTGCTCACTGAGAAAAGCATCCAGGTAACTGTCGCCCACAAGGCCGCCCTTGGTATTAAGCTGCTGCAAATATCGTCTGGGGCTGTGTATACGGATGACGGTACAGTGGTCAATTTCGACATCTCGGCACGTATCGCTGAGATGGTCGGTCTGATAGAGCAGTCAAAGAGTGCGACGCTCGTATTTGTCCCGTTCAGGCACACCATAACTACTCTAGAGCCTGTGCTATGCCCGCTGGGCTTCGAGGTTATGACTGGAGACACACCGATTGCCGAGCGCACGTCAATTGTGGACAAACTCCAAACCGGAAAAATAGCTGGCATACTGGCTATCCCGTCTGTCATGTCTCATGGAATAACCGCGACGGCTGCGTCTACTATGATATGGTTCGCCCCATGCGATAAATCGGAGACATATATCCAGGCGTGCAACCGCATGGATAGGCCAGGCCAGAAACATCCTATGAATGTGTACAACTTGTATGGCAGTTCAGCAGAGCGTTCAATGTATGCATCCCTCGCTGCTCAAGGCGCAGGGCAGAACGAGATGCTGTCTTGGTACGATTCTTTCATTAAAGGAGACTAAAAACTGACACAAATACCGCGAAACTGTAGTATAATTAAACTTTCAACCCCCGCCACAAAGGAGAATATATGGCAACAATGACCCGATTTTATCTATTCATGCCGGCTCAGATGATTGAGAAGCTCAGAGTATTATCGACTAAACTGGGCTTACCGGTTTCTGAAATTGCTCGCAACGCAGTTGTCGAGTACATGAAAAAACACGAAGACTGACCAAAAAAGGCACGCAAATGGAACCCACAAACCCAGAACTAATCGCCAAATATATTGAGCTGCGCGACATGAAGGCAGAACTCAAGGCAAACTACGACGCCCGCGTCGCAGCAATTGATGAAGCACAAGACGCGGTATCCGCAGAGCTGTCCGCGAGACTTACTGCAAGCGGCCTTGACTCTATGAAAGCTGCAGGTATCGGCACTGTTACCAAACGTGCTGTACGTAAAGTAGTCATGCGTGACTCAGGCGAGTTTCTCTCATTCGTTAGAGATAACTCACTGCCTGAACTACTGCAAGCACGCCTCTCAAGTACCGCTGTAGAAGAGTACGTGCGCGATGGGAATACACTGCCGCCAGGTTTAGGCTATGACGACACAACAACCCTCACCGTGCGCAAAGCATAAACCCAACTCAGGTCGTCGGTGCCTAATACCCACTCATCGACATAACAACTTAACCTTTAGGAGAAATCATGGAAACACAATACCAACCATTTGACTTAGCCGCCGCACAAACAGGCGGTAATTTCAACCGTGCAGACCACTGGAACTCTGGGGAGATGGGTGGACCATCAATCTCTACCGAGAACGGTATGTTCAGCATGTACAAAGATGGGCAGCGCGTAGGCGTCCCAGTACCATCCATCGATGTCGTGCTAGTGGGGCAGTTCCCAGAGGGGCGCAAGACCTACCGCACGTTCTGGGCATCGACATACAACCCGCGTGCAGCCGCGACACAGCCAGACTGCTGGAGCCCTGATGGACGTACGCCACACCCATCCGCCTTACACCCACAATCAGCGAACTGTGAGGGATGCCCGAAGAACGCAAAAGGGTCAGGGTTGTTGGGCGGCGACTCTCGTGCATGTGCCTATCGTAAAAACTTGGCTGTTTCTGTGCCGAGTATGAATGGTGAAGTGTTCACGATTCGTGCAAGCGCCAAGGCAATTTTCGCAGAGTACAACACCCAGTACAACTTTGGCGGGTTGTTTGCTTTTGATGCACACATCGGCAAGCTGGTTCCGCAGGAAGTGGTGGCTCGTCTGTCGTTCCCTATGGGCGGCAATGAAGGGTTCCGCATGTCTCCTATCGGAGTACTGCAACCTGCCCAGGCAAGCTGGATGATTGAGGCTGGCAAACGCCCTGATGTGCTGACCAACCTAACTCGCGTGGCCGGTGTGGTGGTGACGGGCGAAGAAGTAGCGCCGCAAGCACAACTAGCTGCCCCTGCGCAACAGCCCGGTATTGTGTACCAAGCGCCTGTGCAACAAGCACCTGTACAACAAGCGCCAGCGCAGCCTGTGTACCAAGCACCTGTACAACAAGCGCCAGCGCAGCCCGTGTACCAAGCACCTGTGCAGCCCGTGTACCAAGCACCTGTACAACAAGCGCCAGCGCAGCCTGTGCAGCAAGCACCTGTACAACCCGCTGTGATACCTCCAGTGCCGTACCAGCCTGCTCTGCCTATATCTGCTGTCCCGTCTCCAACCCCACAAGCGCCCGTCCTGCCGGCGGGTTCTGTAGGGGCGAACGCGCAGACAAGGCTACAGCAGGCGTTCAGTATGGGTCCTGGCTCTATAAGCACTGAGTTCAACTAACCACGGACGGGGCTTCGGCCCCGACATAACATGACAACAAAGAAATCCGCACCGTTCAAGCGCCCAGTAATGGGTCCAAAGCCCGCTGGTATTGCTGAGGGGTCTAGGGAACACAAGTTGTTTGCCCTCGTAGCAGACCTCGGCATACCTAGAGCCTTGTTATCCGACGCCGTTAAAATCGCACCTGCCGCCCTCACTAAAATCCTAAGTGGCGCAGAGGTGACCCCACTTGATAGCTACGCGAAAGTTGATTTTTTATTCGAGGCTGTAACTCTCGCACAGGCGGGTGACGTACCTCTGTTCCCCACACGGGACTATTCAACGATAAAAACTCAACTACTGCTATGCTACACTCTGCACAAACAACGTGCACAAATAGAAGAGCTGACCGCTGCGGCCAGCGCGTAGCAACCCCCACCCACCGCGCTCTCGCAGCGCGGTTCTCAGAACAATAAAAGGCTCTCTCATGGATTTCCTATCAACGGTCTGCCCAACATCGGGCGCAAAAGCCTTTGTAGCTGCCAAAGGTGGCTACATGACCCACTACTGGGCAGAGTCCCATGACACAGCTAAACAAGCGCAGCTCGAAGGCTCTGGCACGTCAGTCTATTTTGCGCTGGCAGGGTACGACGGCACCAACTTCAGACGCGCCGCGAATGCTGTAGCTGCACGGTCATTCTGGTTGGACTTGGACGCTGGTGAGGAGAAATACGCCAAACATGGTGACAAGGTGTATGAGACACAAACTGACGCGCTCTGCGCCCTTAATTTATTCTGTGCGTTGACTGAAATGGACCCCACCTACGTCGTTTCGTCAGGCATGGGCCTACACGTATACTGGGCAATGGACGAGGACATCCCCGCAGTGGAGTGGCGACAGCACGCGGCGTGGTTCAAAGAGGTGGTCAACCACTACGGCCTACGCCAAGACCCAGCCCGTACCGCAGACATCGCCTCTATACTGCGCCCTGTTGGGTCGGTGCACCCAAGCGGCGAGCCTGTGGAGATAGTCTATGGCACGCGCAAACAGACAAAACTGCGCGACTTCGTTGCCTTCCTAGAAGCTACAGGCGTACCTAAACCTGTGGTCAAGACCCATACTGGGGAGAAACCAGTTTTCCCAGATACCACGTTTGAGACTATTTTGACTAAGTCACTGCAAGGCGCAGGCTGTGCTCAGATTGCAGCTATCCATGCCTGTGGTGGCAATGTGGAAGAGCCTTTATGGAGAGCGGGCCTGTCAGTCGTGCAGGCCTGCGCCGACTCTGACGATGTAAAAACAGCCCACTTAACTAGTATGTCCAACGGCTACGGACAGTTCTCTATTGTTGAAACCAAAGACAAAGCCGCGTCCACAATAGGACCGTACTCTTGTGAAGCCTTCGCATCGCTTAACCCCGCCGGATGCGCCGGGTGCAGTTTCCGTGGCGGTCCTGTTACAAACCCAATACATTTGGCTGGGCCTATTGTGACCCGCCTAGAAAGACTCGCAGCCCTGGCGACTGCACCTGCTGAGGCACCACAAGCACAACTGGCCCCCATGCCACAGATGGATGGCATGCCAGGCAGCTTTCCTCAACCACAACTGCCTCCGCCCCAGTCACCAGTCCCCAAGAATAGACAAGAGCATTTCCAAGACCCGCGCAATGCTGTGATGTTTGCCACCGAAGATGTGGAGTTTCGTATCGGTAAATGGCGCATCGACGAGTCTGGCAAACCTGCGTATCGTAAGGATGTCGCGTACCCTACGATAGGGGTAACTAAGATTCGCAAGGTGTCTGAAAAGGACAAGGACACTGACGAGTGGATGTCACACTTGGAGGCCACAATACTGCTGAACGTGTCACTGTATCTGTATGACCGCGTTGATGACCGTGGCGAGCGCTCTAACAATGAGCGGTACTACGTTCGCGTCGAGTACCCACTTGACCCATTGCGAGACTTCACCTTACAAGCGGCGACAATAGCCAAAGGCAGCGACACGATGCGCGTGGAGCTCGCCAAGGTCGGTGCTATGCCCGCGAAACTGGCGTACACAAGTCAAATCCAAGAATACCTCATGGGCTGGACAGATTACCTGCGCGAGCAGAGCAAAGCACGCGTAGCCCCGATGAATATGGGCTGGACACCTGACAATACAATCGTGTACGGTGATTCTGAGTACACACCGCTCGGTCCTGTGCCAGCACCAATCAGTGATGCTACGGCTAAGTTCTACGCAGGCTCTGCACCAAAAGGCACGAAAGAGGGCTGGCGCGACGCAATAGCAAAGATGTACCCGAACGGCCAGCTTGGCGTTGAGGCGTATCAGTTCATGGTGCTCACTGGACTTGCTGCGCCGTTGTACTCACGGGCAGTGCCCGACCACGAGGTCGGTGGCGTAATTAGTTTCTACTCTCCGCAGTCAGGCGGTGGTAAGACAACAGCACAGCGCATGGCCTTGAGTGTATACGGAGACCCGTCCGCGTTCCATGTGGCACCTAACTCCACCATGCTGGCTAAGATTCAAATCATGGGTATGGCAAATAGCTTCCCTACCTACATTGACGAGATTACAACCTCAAACGCTCGTGCATTAACAGATTTCGTGTACAACGCCACACAGGGCAAGGGTAAGGACAGGATGACTGAGGGCGGAGCTGCCCTGATGGACAACCACACGTCTTGGCGCAGCTTCACGTTGACGTCTGCGAACCTTTCGTTGGTAGAAACCCTACAAGGTAGTTGGGGCGCAAGCGACGGCACGCCAATGCGCGTGCTTGAGATTGAAGCCCCCCGAGTCAAACGTACTGGCCAGGACGGCGACGCTCTACAACGGGCAGTGCAGGCCAACCGAGGCTCTGTCGGGGTTGAGTGGTTGAAGACTTTAGTATCCAATCCGGCTGACATGGAGGCACGTGTCCACGAGATGAAACTGCGCATTCAGCGCGACATACAGCTCGACCCTGCTGCGCGGTTCCGACTGAATATGATGGCGGCAGTGCTGGCCGCCGGCGAGCTAGCCTATTCCTTGGACATGCATATGTTTGACATGGACAAGTTGTACGCGTGGGCAATCACCCAACTCACACATGCAGCGGCTCAGGCTGAGGCGAGTGTGACCACTCCAGAGACCCAATTTGCAGACTTCATGCAAGAGAAGCAACGCCATATCCTATGGGTCAAAGGTGAGACAGTGCCCGATTTTGACATCCCGAATGTTGATGTTGTTGGGCGAGCCGAACCTGATAAACAACTGCTCTGGGTGTCTACGAAGACGTTACAGAGTTGGTGTGTGGAGCAGAACTGCAGTTATGGCAAGATAACGGATATGCTGCTGCGCAGCGGCACCGTACGAGAGCGCAAGCGGCTTATGACAGGCTCATCACGGGCCTGTGCAGTCAACGCGGTATCCGCGTGGAGGATAGATATGTCGAAGTTGGATATCGGGATTGAAAGCCCACCAGAAGGAGCAGGGAAAAATGAACACTAGCACTGGAAGTAAATGCAAAAAGTGTGGGGGTAAAATGAAACCGGGCAAGGCAATTGTATGTAAATCGACTGGCTATAGAGATTTTCCGAGCGACACCCACGCCTGTACAGTATCGCCTGACCCACGCCAACCTAGACTGGTGGGCTGTTTGAAGTGCGAACAGTGCGGGTGGAGTGTGTCGTTAGGCTAACTTTTACCGCGCTTTGCCTTGGCCTTTTTCTTGGCTGGAGACTCTTTACCATCAGGTTTCTTCTTAGCAAAAGAGTTCTTATAGAACTCGAAGGGCATAGGTTTCTTCGCTTTTTTAGTTACCATAGGGTGCTCCTTGGCATTTGAGTGCTATCTTTGCAAGGGTAAACTCTGGCGTTACCCTGCCTGATGGAAGTTTTCCAGTTAATGCAACCCATGTAACTTCGTAGCAGTAGATTGTTTTCGCTATGTGCTTACCAATAATAGGAACTTTCCGAAGTAAATCAAGTGCCCACACAAGTGTTGTAAAGCCTAAAAGTTTTAGCCATCCGTACTTCAGCTTGCCTTCGTTCTGACCGAACCATTCTAGGAAAGCCGCTTCACCGTCAGTACCAACATCGAACAAATCCCACTTCGTTTCTGTGAATGATGTTTTGTGTAAGCCATTCGCAGCGTTGCTGTGGTACAAGGTATCACCAATAACCACACCGCCGTGCGGGTACTCGGTCACAAGGCGAACCTTTGTGTACCAAGTACCAAACTTTGCTAGTAAACCAGCATCGCTTGCAGCAGTTTTTTTGAATGCTATTTTCATTATTTGATAGTCTCTGCGTCATCAAATAAGTCGTCAAGACCTGATGGGCCGATACCAAGTGCCGCAGCAATGCCTATAAGGTACGGATGATTACGCTTCCAAGATAGACTTTTCTCGTACCACAAAGATGCCTCTGTCTGCTGCTGCTCTGGCAGATTACCAATTACAGTATAAATGTCTGCCTCAGTGATGCCAGAACGACTCAAAGCAATGAGGGCTTGAACGGGTTTGACAGAGCGCGTTGCTCTGCGTATGGCTTCTGCTGCTGCGGTAGCTGCTGCAAGTTTTGCTTCATTCTGCGCGTAGATGTCGCTGTTTACAACCCCTTTGCGCCCAAAAGCTCCTGGGAAGTAAGTTACTAAATCTGGGTTTGCGATACGGTCTTGCCATGTCAGATACTCAGCCTCAGTGATTTCCTGTGCGAGATAGCCGAAGTACGGATTCCCACTTGCATCTTTTTGTACAGTAGTAAGATTGCCGTGATCGTCTTCTGTAAATGTCGCTAAAGTGACACCAGTACCAGCAATATCATCAAGCGTTCCGTTTGTAAAGTATCTGGTCTTCATAAATACGCTCCGTTTTCATAAACTGTAATATCCATACCCATGTGCCCATGTATCGGAATAAGACCGGGCATTGGATTGCTTGCATACAACACTGCCCACCATTGTGCATACAACGTCAGTGTTTCGCCGGGTTGCAGCACTTGTATATGGCGTGCACCAGTCACAGTTTCTTCTTGATAACTACTTATTCCCGGCACACCACCAAGTGTGTTTGGAGCCATTGCTGTAATTGTTTGACGCATTGTTGCGAAGTTTGGTAATAGTGGGTTTGACGATGTTCCCGGCATGGTGATATTCAATACCGGTCCGATGTTATATACAAAACTCACCTTTGCGCCAGCACCCCAATATGCTAAATTCCCATTGCCAACCAACCTAGCCTCAAGTAGTTGCGGACATGTTGTATCATTTGTGTGCGTGTACTGTAGGTGCGCCCCAGAGCCTCCACCATTTGCAACAACGCCTACTTCACTCGCCAAGTCACGCCCTCTTAATACCGCTACACCAAGACCGAAAGAGTCATACCCAACAGCCTGCACGTCAACACAAACTCCAGCACCAACTAAAGCGGTTGGGTTTGTCATGCGAACAGCCGTCTGGCATATTACCTCATCGCAGTCTGTCTTTGTAACTACAATATCTCCACACTCCAGAGGGACAGCCTCACCATCGACGCACTTCATCAAATTACCTTTGACAAAGTATTGGGCTGTAGCAGGGTCAATCGGGTCGCCACAAACGTCTGTGTCTAGCGGTTGACGAACCGCTGTCACGACCACAGCACTGTTGTTGCCAACATTGGGGTCAGTGCGCCCAGCAGGTGCGGCTATCTGCACTTGGTTAGTTATCACACCTGCTACATCGGCGACACCGGTGATAGTGAGTACGCCACCTCCACCAGCAGGGAGCGTAGCAATCGCCCACCCAGCGGCTAAACTAGCTGGTGTTGGTGCAGCAGAACTCGCGCCACCGCTGAACACCACTGCCACTGTGGCACCTGTCAGGGTGCTTGGTAGTACATCAGTCAACACCGCGCCATCTGCATCCTGGGGGCCCGCGTTCCCGAAGGTCACGGTGTACGTCACAGTATCGCCAATGTCGTATGCCTCTGCTCCAGCAGTTTTACTCACCGATACATCTGCCATGTTAGCCACTACGGTTGATGAAGCTGTGGCCTCATTGTTCAGGGTATCTGGGTCTTCACGACCTGTCGGTGGTTTTACAGCAGCTGAGTTCAGATACGTGCCGATGGTGCTGAAGCTGCCAGTGATAGTCAATACAGCAGTTGCACCCGCAGGCATAGTAGTTAGTACAACACCAGCAACTAGCTCCGCAGGAGTGGCTGTTACTGGGCCTGCGCCACCACCTGTGTAGGAGATAGCTATTGAGGTAGAGGTAAACGAGGGTGGCAGCGCATCAATCAGCAGCATGCCGTCAGCGTCCTGCGGGCCCGCGTTTGTCGCTGTTACCGTGTAGGTCAACGCTTCACCGACGCGTGGCGCTGAGTTAGAGCTAGTCTTGGTCACTGACACATCAGCGACGTTCGCTATAACAGCCACCGCTACAGAGGCGGCGTTGTTCAAGGTGTCGGAATCAGCGCGACCTGCTGGAGGTTTCACAGCAGCGTTGTTCTCATAAGACCCAACCGCGCTGAAACTACCTGTAATAGTCAGCACAGCAGTTGCACCTGCTGGCATAGTAGTCAGGGCGACGCCAGTCGCAAGAGCTGCTGGAGTCGCGCTCGCTGGACCCGCGCCGCCACCTGTGTAGGTGATAGCTAGGGAGGTAGGTGTGAACCCTACAGGCAGTGTGTCAATCAGCAACATGCCATTGGCATCCTGCGGACCAGAATTGGCTGCAGTCACAGTATAAGTGAGAGGCTCTCCAACCCGAGGAGTGGGGTTCGATACTGTCTTGCTAACTGACACATCAGACACATTCGGTTTGACATTGATAAGTACCTCGGACTCGTTGTTCTCTGGTCTGATGTCAACAGTACCTTCTGGCTCAAACACGGCCACACGATTTAGATAGGCGCCAACAGTAGCAAAACTGCCTGCCACTGTGATGGTTGCAGCTCCATTCGCAGGGAAGATTGGGATTTCGTAGCCACCAGCTAGTTGTGCCGGTGTCAGGGTAGCTGCACCGATTGCACCGTTCGCGTACGCAACTGTGATACCGGTGACAGTCATATCCGCAGGGATGACGTCCTTGACGATGGTTTTATTTGCTGCTGCTGGGCCAGAGTTGGTGACTGTAATTGTGTAGCTTGTGGCTTCACCTACACGGGGTGTTGTGGTCTGCGTTGTTTTTTCTACAGCAATGTCTACTTCGGGTGGGTGGCAGCAGCCGCGCATGCCATCAGTAACATTGGCAGTTTCAGTCTGCTCTGTCCAGATATTGAAGTCGCCAAGATTACCGCCGATGTAAACTGCACGGATATACACGTTCTGCGGGGCTTCGATGATGATAAACGGAGTGTCCGCCGTCAACCGTATTGGGTAGTCCTCACCGGCGCAGGAGCAGCCGCAGCACGTAAGGCGGGCTGTCCCAGTGACAATCTGCCCTGGATTTGGTATGCATGGAGAGCAGGTAGGAGTGTCGCAGCAGCCCTGGTCCTGAGCGGACGGAGGGGCTTCTGCGTAGGTAACAGTTTCAAACTGTATCTCGTCGCCAAAAACTAGGCCGGTTGCGTAAACCGTAACCTGTTTAACAACCGTGAACGGTTGAGAGATTGGTGCGGTACTCGCCGCGTTGAATAACGTAATCATCAAAACTCCCGGAGTTAGTACTTACTCTATTGTATCACTCAGGCCACGCTTCGTGGCAAGCTATTTTGTCGCTGACGTGTTTGTCAGCTTCCTGTGCAACTCTCCCAGCAAATTCAGATACTGCACGCTGTACGGTATCGAGGGTATCGGCTCGCTGTAAACAGGCGCTGAGGGTAGTTCTAGCGGCTTCGCTGGCACGTAAGTCGTGCTGCAAGCGCTGGTTAGCATCAGCAATGCGCTTACCATTGGCAGCAATCGTTTCAAGCGTTTTGATTTGGTCATTTGCGGCCTTTAGCTTTCGTGTTTTGTTCTGGAATTCGCGCTCCAGCTTTGCGACGTTGGCCTTGTCTGATGCCACCTTCTGCGCTTCTTTCAAGTCTTCCGTGTAGTAGTTGGACAACCACCGATTGCCAAACCAAGCTAAAGCGATAAACAGGATTGCACCGCCCACTATCTGAAGTGCTAGCGTTGACCACGTTAGAGGGTTTAGCCATTTGAGCCAATTCATTTGACTGGCGTGGTGTTGTCGTTGATGATATTGCCGTAGCTCATACCCTCACGAATCACATCCTTGTCAGCAGCTCCGACTGATCGAGATGCTTCAATGCCGTACTTGGCTAAATTGACGCGCAATCCCATAAAGCCTAACCCACCATCCACAAGCAATTTACCCCACGCCAAAGCCTCGTTTACGGGCGCTGCAATCGCTGGTGCGGCACTTTGCACAATCGCATTGGCTTGTGCTTTGATGTTGGCATAGGTCATCATGGCACCCATGCGACAAGCATCCGTTTCACAGCCCTTGGCAGCACTGGCAATGGCCAGGGCAATCGTTTCTTGCGCTTTGGCTGTGGCATTGGCCTCAGTTTTTGCGCGGTCTGCGTGGGCTTCGTGCGCTTTGATGTAGGCATCATTACCGCTCGTACCTGCACAGCCGGCCAACAAGGTTACCCCGATGGTAACAAATGCGATGAGAGATTTTTTCATTTGGGGATTTTCCTTTCAAATTCAGCTAGCTTTTGCTCAAACTCGGATGTAAAGCCATCGGTCACGACAGGTCTTGCGGCTTTAGCTTCTGGTACAAATTCGGTTGTAACCGGCGTATTTGTTGGCTTGCTTGCTACTTTTCTTGTAGTAATTTTAGGTTTTGAATCGGCATTGGTTGCCGACGCGCCATCAGATATATCTGCGACTGGCGCGGTCTCAATCTTTGCCACTTCTGCCTTGTGGCTTTTGTAGCTGTAAACGCCTGCGACAATCAGGGCAATCACACCAAGTACAGCTATGACGGCTATCCAACCAAGCGCGGATTTGCGCTCTGTGTCGCTTGCAGGCAGGGCCGCGTTGGCTGCGTCTAGTTCGCTCACTTCTTGCCCCAATTGCGCACAAGGTCAACTACCGCCGCGATAGGTGTGTCCAACACTCCGCGCTGATAGGCATACACTGATGCTGCACCGATAATGAGTCCAATAAAAAAGCTCATGGTTTACCCCTTTGAAACATGGTGAACACGGTTTTAAGGATGGCCAGAATTGCCGTCAACACAGAAGGCGCTCTAACCGATGGGATTTCAATATCTGGCAATACGGATTTAGCCGCTTCGTACAGTGCCAGCCGTTGATCCAGCCCGTTGTAACCGCCGTTGATGACCTTTGTGCAGCCTTTGCAATCATCAGCATCAGCAAAGCGATTCAAGTCGCGTGACTTCCACCACCATGCAGCCGACCGCGCCGCGTTGACGGGTTCTGCCAGTAAATCGGGCTCGTTGACGCAATCAATCCCCAGCGCCGTTGCGACTTGGGTGTAATTGCTTCTACCCGTGATTTGAATTAGACCTCTACCGCGATATTTGAAGCCGTCGCCTGTCTGGGTATTACCCAAACCTTTGCGCCCTTCGTAGCTGATTTGTGCAGCCGTGTTGCCCCATATCTCAACCGTGTAGTGCATACCGCCGCTTTCGTGGCCTATCTGAGCCAAAAACATGGCCATTCGGCGCTGGGTGTCTATGCCAAACTCGCGCATGGCTTGTTCGATGACAGTCAGCCATTCAGTAGCACGGTCTATGCGAGCGCCTGTGGCTTTGGATAGCTGTACGGGTGTCATTTGTCGCTAGGTAAGTCTTGCTTGTAAACACGTCCTGCAATGCCGAACACCAATAACAAGCCAGTTAATGCAGGAACTACAACATCGTTATAAGGCACTACTGCCCGCATATCTGCGTCTAACATAGCCCACGTTGCTTGTATAGCTGTTGCCAGTGCCATTGCCTGTACGCTAAACCAACGCCATGCTTCCTTTGCGTTTTCAACCAATTTCATATTTTTAGCCCATGTGCGTTTAACCACTCACGTATTACCAACGTAAGACCTACAATCCCCGCCCAAACTAGACCAGTGATTGATTTCTCGATAACAGCCTGCCTCAAAGCGATTGATTGCGCCTGCCGTTTAATAGCGAGTTCGACCCACTGCGAATGCTCTGGTGGATACATCGTCGCTTTATCAGCAGCAACAGCCGCCGCGACCGCAGCAGTGACAGCATCAATAAATTGTTCTTGTTCATCTGGTGTCATGCCTGTCACTTTCTTATTGTTAGTTGATATAAAATAATTTCAGGTGTTACGCGCCATTTGACCGAGTGCCCTATCATCAACAGCTGCAATCATAACTTATTCCTTTTCCTTTAACTCACACAACCAATGTTTTTCACCAAGCGTCATAAGGTATGCGCCTACAATAAATCCGAGCCCAACGTACCAATAGCTTGTCAACAGCAAGCCAAAGCCTAGACCGCTAAACCACTGTCTCACCCCTAAGCAGTATTTACACTCAGATCCTGAGATAGCATCAATCAAGCGAACAAGCGGGTCACTGCGCTTGTTAACCGCTTTAGAAAGCCACTGGTCATAAAGCCAACAGAATGTTTTTTTAAGCATGGGTGTTCATATTGAATAGTTAGTCTTTGACAATGCCAGTTAATCACTTGCTTGGTTGAATAGCTTTAGGCATCGCCTTGGCCTTCTCGGTGTGCTTCTGCTGTTTGTCAGCGCAAGCGCACTTGCCGGAGCCGGCTTGGGGTTTGTTGGTCTTTGGGGTCATGGTTCTCTCCTAGTTGTTGACCGAATAGTGCTTCCATGTGGGCAGCACTCAAGCCCGTGATTTTTTGGATGGCCGCGACGGCCTCGGTGCGCAGCGCGGCAGCCTGGTTCTCCCCGTCCACCGCTGCGGATAGCCCCGTAAGATAGGTCGTCAGCTCCTCAGCACCGGCAGCAAGGAATTTAGGCCGTTGTGCTGCGGGCAAAGCCATCAAAGCCAAATACTCAGGAGACTTTTCGTCGAACTCAGAGACGCCACCAAAGGGCTGGATTACGTATTTCATAGAGGATCCTTATAGGTAAGTGTAGTCAAGAGCACCCAAGTCCGCAGTACCTGCGCTGGCGATCGTGATCGCCTGCAGGGCGAGTACATCCCCTGCCACGACATTGCCAGTCCATGCTAGTTGGGCGTTGTGACTGGATATCTCATAAGCATTGCTTGCGGATGAGGCACCCAGCATGCCGACGCCTGCGGAGTTGTTGGCCTTTTTTATCAGCCCGTTGACAGCAAGACCGCCCGCGCAGGAATAGGCAAAACTGTTTGCGACGTGTATCCAGCCCGTCGCCACGATACGCCCTGCACGGGGCATCGTCAGTGATACTGCGGTCGTCCACACGTTCGCCACGGTCGCCACAGACCCCGCCTGAATAACCTCGGTGCCATACTGGTCGGCGATGATCTTCCACCCTACCCCCGGCATGTAATGCAAGGTTTCACCAAGGGTATTCACACCCCAGTTAGATTGACTAGCTGTAGGCGCTGGAATAGCACTCAATACCAAGCCTAAGCCTGTTTGCGCTGCGATATTCTCGCGTGCATACAAATCGGCAGGGTTAACTGCTAAGGTTGTAGATGTACCTGCGATTGTTTCCGCTGGAGTGGCGAATGTAACTGAAGCAGCAGGCAAAGTAACCGAGCCACCACTGGTTAAGCTAAGTGTGTTACCAGCTAAACTTAAAGTCTGCGCGTCAGAATCAGGAATAGTGACTGCGCCACCACCACCCGACAGAGAAAGCGTTTGACCAACTAAAGCTAGAGTTTGTGGTGTTGCAGCAGCTGCATTTACAACATACGGACTAGCAACAGTACCAGTACCAGTAACGGTAATGTTTGTACCAGCAGTTACTTTTGTCTCTGAGCCGTCAGCAGCAGCAGGCAGCGCGTGAAACTGTGCGTCACTGCCTAGCACCAAGTCACCAGCAGCGGCGGGCGCTCCAGTTGGTTGTGCCGTGATACACGCCACCACTTCTGGGCATGTCACATTCGTTTGGTTGACGACTACGCCGCCACATGTTTCATCTGCTGCTGCAATCATAATTTATTCCTTTTCCTTTAACTCACACAACCAATGTTTTTCACCAAGCGTCATAAGGTATGCGCCTACAATAAATCCGAGCCCAACGTACCAATAGCTTGTCAACAGCAAGCCAACAACTCAGTTCTTGTCATTGGAGCGGGGCACTTAACACCACCGCCTTTCAAACTAGATAGTGAACCACTCATACTGCTGTGTACGCTACGTTTGCGTATGCGTTTCCTGTTGCTGTTACTGTAATTGGTTTAAGCACTTCGTCGTCTTGATTGCGCGCAACTGTCCAAGTAAAAGATTGACCATCAAACAACCTCAAAGGCACACCGCTAGGCAGTGTCACTGTGACGCTATCAGTAGGAGTAGTTCCATCAGTAACGCCGCTTGCAGTTACTGTGATAGATTGCAACTTTCCTGTAATGCCTGATGTGTTGACTGTAGCAGGAGCACCAGTAAATGCCGCTGTCGCAGCGCGACTAGCACCAGCGATAATACCTAATGAACCAGCTAATACATCTACAACATCCGCTGCGGGGATTGTTCCGTTTATAGTGCAAGGGCATTTGCCATCATTCTCGAAGCTAATAAACTGCGCCGTCACATCAACCATCGGTGATACGTGCGGGTCAAGGTAAGTTGTTACCGTTGTGCCGTCAGCTTGTGGCGTAGATACCTCTAAGATATTTACCTTAGTTGGTGTACCTGCCAAGTCCATCATCGCACAAATCTTACGGCTTGAACTTTGCGGGATTACTGGTTCTGCTTCAGCAGTGCATTCAACGATAAGCAACGGGTCAAACCCAACAATCTCTGTCGGCGGTTCTGTGCGGTCATCCCACACACGGCGCTGCAAAATATCGCCAGTTGAACTGATTAGCTTTGTGATTTCAATTGGAAATTTGCCAATAGCTAAGTCGGCTTCTGTAAATGCACTAGCAACATTGATGTCGTGCTTTTCTGGGTAACTGCAGAATGTAGCATCAGGGCCTGTGTACGGGTGCAAGTAAGTTGTATTTGCAACTACAGCCGCCAATGCAGCGTTATACGCCCACACAGCTTGGTTTGTTAGGGTTAGATAGTACGTTGCTTTGTATGTGCCAGCGGGTACGCCATCAGCCACTTCAATAGCCGCAACCGCTGCGTTCGTAACTGCTTGCACTTTAGTAACATCAGCAAGCAAAATGCCGCCATGAGTACTGCAATCAAATGGCGTAGTCGCATCATCAGCGTTAAAGTCGCCAGCAGTGTTTCCGTTGGCAATGCCATACATGGCATGTAAATAACTATCTGAGGCAGACGTAGCACCGTATGCTGCACCTAATGGAGAACCTGTGTTTGCATCGAATAGCACATCAGTAGCTAATGGCAGTTCAGCGCCTGTGCCGTAACATGCTTTTTCTGTTACCCATTTTGCAGAGCAAGCGCCTACAGTGACAGTATCACCAACGGGTACGGTAATAATATCGCCGCCGTCAGCCTTGGTGTAGCGTGTCGATTTTACAATCGGTTCACCACTAGCAGCAGTTGCATATTCATAGTGAATAGAGACGCTCTCAAAGCTTCCATCAGCTTTTGACCAGCACCCTACGACAGGCTTTATTGTTGAGCAATCCATCTTTTAGTTCCTTTTACAAACTCTTAGCAAAGGAGGCATAACCTCCTTCACTAAAGGCTTTTAACCTTTAACGATTAGCCCCAAGTTGTCAAAACACCAAGCGCAGTGGCTGGGTCACAGTCTTGGTTACATGCACCAACAGTACCCGTAGGAACATAGGCAGTAACTTTGTCAAGCGCCCAGTCAGTGACGGTAACAGTAGGAGCGCCAGTGCTATCAAATGACGTGATGCTGCGACGGAAAAACTCAGTCGCTACACCAGCATTCACATCACACAGCTTTTCAAATTCAACGTCAGGTGGGATGATTGCACATGCGCCAGCAGTTACAGTGCCAGCAGAGGTATCGACAGGAACACCAGCAGATGTGGTGTAGCGAGTTGAAACCAAGATGCTTGCACCAGCAGCGTTTTTGCCGTACTCATAGTGGACAACCAACGTTTGGTTAGTTGTGCCGTTGTTAAAGCAGACTTCGCCGCTAGAAAATTGTGTACATAATTCAGACATGATAAATCCTTAAATAAATAAATAAATAAAATTAACCCCAAGAAACTAAGATTCCTTGTGGAACACTAACACATGAGCAGTCACCTACTACATACGACCCAGCAGCAGGTGCGGGTACAACTGCTCCAGATACGTCTTGCCAAATGCTGCCAATTAAGGCGCGAGGCGATACTGAAACATCCCATGCGTCAGAGCGTGAAATAGGTACACCACTAGCGCAAAACCATTCAGCCGCTGTCAAGTCAATCTTTTCAGCGCCGCAGTCAGTCAGCAGAGAAATATCGCCTGTGTACGCCGTTCCTGCAAGCGTCCACGCTTCAATGACTGGCGCAGTTCCTAGAGGTGCATCTTCTGGCGTTACATTCTGGGTGATGACCTTTGTTCCGTCTGGAGCGCAAAGAATGACAAACTCACGGTCGAACTTTTCGTCGCAAATCATTTTGACCAAGAGCGCAGTGCCTGGTGCATTGACGACCTGGTTAGCCAGCTGGGCAGTCTGTACGTCCACAGTGGACCCATCGCACATGGTTGAGTCCAATGCAGGTACGGTGACCGGCACGTCAGGGCACTTTTGTGGGATTACATAGGAGACTGGTAGTTTTGGTGGGCACGCTGGTAGCGTCACGCCAAAGGCATCTAGGCACTCTACGGTGCGGGTGTCTGGGGCACAGGTGATGGTAACGCGCTCAATACCACCCACAAGGCACCCCTGAGCGTCTAAGTAGCTGAAGGGCGTGTTCGTCACGCTAGGAGTACATGGTACGGCTTGGAGGCCAGTGCAGCATGAGGTATTCATAATTATTAAAACCTATAGTAAGTGCTTACTTCAAGTATACCATACGCGTCGGGCATGTTGTCAACCGGTGTGGTTTACAAAAACCATTGCTTGGTGTTCTGCGGGCATACCCAAACACTGCACCAAGCGTATTTTTGATAGCTACCCATCCACGCGGTACCGCGCAGTTATTAAATACCGCCAGCTCACCGACAACTTCTCCGCCGTCAATGAACGGAGTAGTCGCAAACGAGTAGCCAGCATGAACTGCCTCAACCTTCAGGTCGTCTACTACCTGGAGCCCGAAAGTCGCAGTTTTCCCGCAGGCAGCAATATTGGCTATGAATCTACCCTTCCCGAGTGCCTTGAAGGCTGGAGTCAGTTGGAAGCGTAGCTCTCCACATACTGTACCGTCCGATGTAAGCGATATTGATGGTGTTGGGACTATCGTAGGGGTGCGCAGTACCGTACCACATGGGCCTGGAGCGCAGGTAATCTGTACCGTCGGACATCCAGGCTTATGCACGCGCAATTCTGCTGGCACATCTGACACGGAAGCGCACCAGTTTGTCAGGGCTACGGTTATCCAGGTGTCATATGGACGGACTACTAAAATTTTATTTGCCATTGTTACCTCTAATTTTTACCACGAAGGTGCGTTTTATATCAAGTTCGCGCCTAGCTAAGTCCTCGAACTCGCCAGTTACATCCTCCCCGGCTGCGTACCGTTTGTACACCTCATTGATATTTCGGTTTAGTTTCTCCAACTCGTTATCCGCATTGGATAGCGCAGTAAAGCTCTCGGCAGGTGTATCAACCACAGCACTAAGTCGGAGCGCTTTCTCCTCGGATGTCTCTCGTTTCAGGAGTTTAGGAGCGAGAGAGTTGGCCTCTTTCAACACCGCAGTCATCCGTGCCTTCTCAAGGTAGAACTGCGTATTGATTATTTTGGCCTCATCAACTGCGGAATACACCTTGTTGAACCCGAGCGACCTCTGCCAGGTTGGCATGGACGCCTCCTCAGTACGACCTTTATCCGCTCGGTCTGCCTTTGTGCCGACGAAGGTGTCCAACCCCCCGCGTAGCGGACCTAATAGGTAAGACTCCGCAAGGAACCTGAGAGACTCAGGCGCCATGTCAACACCCGTGAAGGCGCGGATGTTTTTAGCACCTTCCTTGTATGCTTCTTGAGTGCGCCAATTACCCTGCTCGCTGGCGAACCGTTCTGGGTCTAATCGTCCTCGTATAGGTGTTCCTCTACCAGTAATACCAGCGCCCATGTTCGCCAGAGGGGCGAGTAAGTCGGGTGAAAGCGCCTGTACCATATAGGTAATCGGGTGTTTTGTGAACTCTACCTCTGGTGCTCCTGTAACAATAAAGTTCTTCAACACGGTCGCCGTACTATTCGCGGTCCATTCAGCCGAAGTTGTAAGTCCTGCATCATAGCGAGCAGCCTCAACCCCTAACTGCCATGCTGTCTGCATCCAGCCGAAACCAATGCGAACCTTCGTGTATGTACCGTCCCCGCGAGGCCACACAATATTGTTGTTTGTGTCGTGCGGTGATAGGCTGTCTATCTTCTTACCGCCCAACCCGTCGTCATCGTCCTCGGCACGAGCCATAGCATACATAGCTGCTGCTACTCCAGCGAGCACGGCGATTTCGCCGATAGCTCGCATATTTATTTTGCCGTTGTGAACGATAGAGCGCTTGAACTGCGCAGCATCTTGGGCGGCTGGATTGGCGAACAAATAGAACGGGCGCAAAAAGTGGTTAGTGAGTGTCCCGCGATTGCGGAAGTTCATCATATCTAGTGTCACAAACCCTGCGTCTCGCGCAGACATGCCCTGAGTCCGCAGCGCTTTGTAGCTCGCAAGGGACACTACGTTCTCGAAGCCTTGCGCCCACTTAAATTGTGTCTCCGACAATGTGATTGCAGCGTTTTTCATTTTGTTGAACCTGCTGTTACCCAATGTTTTCCGAACATCTTCCTCTGTTTTCAAGTGCTGGTGGTAAGTCAAGTGCCCGCCGGTGGCAATAAACTCGTCCATATACAACCCTTTTTTACCTGCCCAGGCATAGGATAAAGCCTCCGACCAGGTGGACGGGTTCGCCAGTTGAAATAGGAAACTAGCGCGTGCTCTGTCAACACCAATGCTCGAACCATCGGGGCGTACCAAATCGCCCTTGCGCCCGACAAAGTTAAACCCTCTGGTGCCAGCGTCGGCAAAACCCAATACCGGTGCAAACAGGGCTACCCAAGTTGTGATGGTTCGACCTGTAATCGAAATCGCAGTGGTAAACCCCTTAAATTTCTGCGCGGGTCTGGGGGTGAAGGCTTCTATACCGTTGTTCGTTGTAGGGGTGTAGAAAAAAGTCCCATCCTCTCCCTTGTATTTTATATATGGCTTGTTAGCTGCGTATGGAGAGCGTGTACGCTCAAATAGGCGTGGCCCATCGTTGACCGCTAAGTCGTGCACGGCCGCGCTCAAGGCGACATTCGCCCTCTCTGCTGCGAGTTTTTGCACTCGCACGTGCAGGTTGGTGTATGCCGAATCGTAGTTCTTGTAGTGCACTGCACCTTCAGCCTGCGCCAGGAAGTTCTTGGCGTTCGACTCAATGAGCACGTCATCTACTGTGGCATCGTGCCTACCTTTAAGGCTGACGTACCCAGGATATTTCTCTAGATAATCCTGCGCGACTTCAGCAGGAACGATACCTAGGTCAACTGCCTTGCGCATCAGCTGTTCATTCGTCGCTACAATTTTAGCTGCCACGCCCAAGTACACCGCTGCTTTCGGACTGGCCTCTGTGTCGGCAATTATCTGGTCAGCCTCACTATTACGGAGCCCGCCGATAAGCGGCACTGCAGTTATCGCATCGCCCTTGGCGTCAATGATACGCGGCATCGCGTGCGCAGCCTGTAATTCAGCAAGCGCCTGCGCTTCTTGGTCTCTGTTGGCTTTAACTGTATCGTAGTCTGGAGCCTTCATAGTACCGCCCTTAGCGTTGTCCTTACGAACTCCGCGCATGAGGTACAAGTCGTCCCTAAACCGTAGCGCAGCCTCAGTTATTCGGCGCATATCCCCAGGTGTTTTGTTTGTATAGTTCCGCTTGCGGAGTGACTGCCCAAGGCGGCGTGCGGCCTCAAATTTGGGTCCGCCCACCTCAAAGCCGAGTCCAGTCTCTAGGTCGGTTGAGATTTTATCTACCAACCCACGCATCTCGTTGAATAGTCGGTTTAGTACGGCATCGGGCATCATGTCTTCATTGCCTTCGTACATCACACGAGCGTACAGCGCATCTGCTTTCGCTGCTACAGAATTTACCTCAGAAGAATATGTATCTATCAAAGTCTTCGCAGCTTCATAAAGTTCTAGCGAATCATCCGCGTGTTGGGCTGCGAGCACGCGCTCGTCCATGATTTGCTGGTTTCTGGAGCGGGCGTATTTAGCGGCGGCATAGTCGCTAGCGGCGTTCGCCAAGTCCGCTGGGTCTAGGCCTGCTGCGTCAGCTGTCTGCTTGATGTCTGCTGTAAGCGGGTCCATTATCTCTTTGGATATAGTGTCCGCCCATGATGACACGTCGCGCAAGACAAACTCTTTGCGAAAGGCTTCCAGGCGAGCTACCAATGCGCTATCGCCGTTGGCTTGCGCCTTCTCAATCTCGCGTTCTACGTCATATTTGAACCGAGCCGCATGGTCTTGAAACTTCTCTGCTACAGAAAGCGTAGCATTTACTGGTACGCTAAGTTGGCTTGGGGTAGCCTCATTGATACGCAGTAACACTTGTTCATTTACTCTAGGCTCTGGTATGTCAAACAGCTCTTCAATATGACGCTCGTAGTCACTACTCTTTAGCGGGGTTCGCAGTCCGAGCAGGTCACGAATAGCATCAACAAGGCGCTGTAGCAGCGTGGTTTGCCCGTCCGCTCGAACAACCCCAATGTCTACGAGTTTTTGTCGGAACGCAGCATTGGCGTAGAACTCTGCCACAAGCTCCCCAAGGTCGGCTGTGCCCTCACTACCCTCTAATTCTGGGCGGGACTGTACTTCTGACAGCAGACTCTGCAGGGCCTGTTTGGCTTCTACCTGCTTGGTAGTCAGGTCACGGTCGTCCGTGTGTAGTAACTTATCCGTCGCGGCGTGCGCGGCCTCGTGTAGTAGGTCGATATCTGTCCACTCGCCATTGAGTTCTTCAGACAGCACGATTCTCCGGCTACGCGGATAGTACCCAGCACGTCCACTCCTGCCCTTTGCGTCTAGCACAACCTCGTCGGTTTGGAAACGCACCGGCCCCAAGAATGGCGCGAGTTTGGTGGCTGTTTTTGCTACTGCTTGGTTCTTTGTTGTGGCGGCTAACTTTATGAGGGCGGCCTGCGCACCTTCACGAGCCCCGACGGACACTACTGATATAGGCAATACAGCCTCCCCCACGGCAACCGTGCGCATCGCCGGCGGTTCGTTCACATCCCCTTCTCGGTCTGCCACATAATCGTCCAGCGTCTTCGCGGCGCTCGCACCTTTATTGTCTTTTGTTTGGTCTGCCCGCAACTTTCTACTGCCGTTGTTGTCTTTTATCCACTGGAGAAGCGAACGCGCCAGCTCCGCCTGCGGGTTCTTTGGCTTATCTATTTGGGCGTACAAACTGTCTACTAAAGGCTTCCAATTGCCTATCGGGAATGTTGCGAGCCAGGCGCGTTTTGCCCTCTCAAAAACCAGCCCGTCTGTGAATTTAGTGTCTACAGGCTCAGGTGCTGGTTGAGTGCGCGACGCGGCTTGCTTGCCTACTTTGGTTTTCGGTTGTACAGCCGCCGGCTTAGTTTGAACAATTATCCAACTCCCTGGATTAAGCTGTACGTTGGTATCAGTATATGGCAAATTAAAGTAGTCTAAAAATACTTTTACAGCCTTTGATGCGTCTATAACCTCTGCTGATTTCAAATCAGTTTCATCATCAATAGAAACCTTACGATTGATAGCCAACTTGATTGCAACATCGCGTACCTGAGTAGGAATTGTCCTACCTGCTATATATTTAGGCAAGTCAGACACTCTAGCTTGCGTAACTGCATCAAATTTTTCTAAATCAATGAAGTAGGCGTTCGCTATTGCTTTAACTTCACTATCTGAAAATCCTTTGGATTTCAGGATTTTTTCTATATCCACGTAAAATTGCTTTAGCTCATTCTCTCCAATTGCATCGCGTTCTTTATATAGGGCATTTAACTTATTGGCATCTTTATTGATGCCAATATCCTCTAAATTATCTATTTCTTTTTGCACATCATCATACGTCCTATTTCTTTCTGCGCCAACCGAGGATAGCGGCTGCACCAGATGTTGTGGAACGCCGAATGCTGCATTTAGCATGCGTTGGGCGTTCGCGCCAACAGAACCTTCTGGTAGAGGCTGTCGTGGTAGTTGTGCCGCAGTTGGTTGTACCAACTGCGGTACAACCAACTGCGGCACAACTATCTGAGACGCCTGAGCACGTTCTATGTCCTGCATGTATGCCGTGCGCACAGCGTCAGCCCTACGTTGTTGGTCCGCTGGTAGTGGTTGCACAGCAGCGGTGTTACCATCCAACAACGCCGCTTGTTCTTCTGGTGTAAACAGGGCGGTTATCTTGTCCTTTGGCCGAACCTGTAAACTTGTAAACAATGCCTCTTGTTGCTGGAATTTGGCTGGGTCTGAGTCTGGCAGCGCTGCAAGAGGCTTAAAAGCCTCAATCACCGCCATTCGCGCGGTAACAATTGCTTTTTCTTTGTCAGACTGTACGAACTCCGGCAACTCTGGCGGCAGCGCCGCAATTTCTTCCTCAGATAGGGGCTCAGGGCTATTTCTAGCCGCGAGTACCTGTTCCCTAAACGGTGTTGGGGGGTTCTGTAATATGTCGTCAGGGGCGATTCCGACCAACCCTACAGGTGGGGTATCCACTACTACACCTGTGGGTTGCCCCTGCGCAGGTGTTGGTGTAGGGCTCGGCTGTCCTGGTGTTGGTGTAGGGCTCGGCTGTCCTGGCGGTAGTGTTGGAGCCGTTCCAGCGCGTGCTGATGCTATCCCAACACCTCCGCCCAGTATGGCTCCTACTGTACCCTCCAAAGCACCAGCACCAGCTACACCTTGGTATTTTTTATCGGCCTCTAGCAACCCGGCATCCACTGCTGCGATGTTGCCAGCCAGTTGTTCTTGGGCACCTTGTGGAGCCTCAGTCGCCCACTCTTTCAGGGCTGTGCCCCCTATCGCCTTGGCACCACCGGCGGAAAATACTCCTGGGGCAGGTGCAGCGGCTGTGCCGAGCTGTTTTCTTACCCCAGCGCGAACTAATGCACCTTCTACACCTACCCCTGAGGCGACCAGTCCTAAGATAGCTCCTAGGGCTTGTTGCGGCAGGTTATTTAGGTTGAACTCCTGGGACTTGGACGCAATATCTGCTGCCATCTCAGGAGAAGCCCCGAGCTTTAGGAGCTCTTGTTGTACAGAGTCGAACTGTGCGCTCTTGACTACTCCGAGCCCCTGCACAGCACCGACGGTCCTATTAGTTGCCGTCGCGGCCTTCGCAGCTGCTGTAGCTGCATTCGCTACAGTAGCCCCTTTAGCCAGTGCCCTCGTAGCGGTAATCGCCTGAGCTGCCTTACCAAACCCAAATGTCACAATTGACCCTATGCCCTGCATCAGCACCTCTCCTGGGGACTCCGCCAGGGCATTTAGGTACGCAGCCACCTGCTCGCTTGTAGACCCAGAATCAAGGGCCTCTTGGATGCGCGTAGCGACTGCCTGAGCCGATACTTTGGATTCATCTGATTTGTAGGTGCCCAACTTATCACCAATATTTTTCAGACTGGATGCTACCGGGTTATCAGCGCCAAATAGACTAGCAATTTCTCCAAACGACCCAACCGCGCCTTGAACGCCAGAAATCCCAAGGTCACGAGCGCCCTCGAGGACTCCTGCCTCACTGACAACTCCAAACAGGTTATCCTGCCCCTTGCGCTTAAACTCCTGCGCATACTGCTTCTTGCCCGTCTCTGTTAGGTACGTATCAGCGTTGGTTTTCATCCACGTCTTGTATCTATCTACCCGCTCATCGAGGTTTAACCGTGCAATGTTCTCTGGGGAGAAATAGTTTTCTGGCGAGTTTGGGTCTTCTGCGCTTGGTGCGCGTTTCATTGTTAGGTTAAATCCGCCCTGCGCCGCAGCGGCATCTGGTGTAGCTGCCGTCGGTGCTGTAACCACACGGGCGGCTTGTTCTTCCGCGAGACGCGCCTTTTTAGCCGCTACGTACTGTTCCAGCCAGCGCGGGTTCATTGTGTCGTCTGGAACCAGCCCAACATCTGCCTCAAATTTTGCCCTGGCGGCGTCGTTGAAGGTCGCCATTTATACTGCCTCAACCAACTTCAACAACTTGTCGTCGTACTCCGTAGGTAATTCGGTTTTCGTTGTCATGGAAAATACTTTATCAAAGTTGAACGCCGACTCAATCATTTTGTCCAGCTCACTACGGCGGGCGTTGGCCTCAACTTTGACAGCCGCGAGCTCGTTCTCAAACATTGCACGGTTTTGGTCCTCCTGTGCACGTTGGGCAATCGCTATGTTTTGTTCTTGTGATGGCAGTGCTGCCTCAACTATGGCACGTTCAGACAGCTCAGGTGTGGGGCTCATACCCGCAACACCGACGTTCGGTATCCCAAGCCCCTGCGCGGTTTTTCCAATCCAGTCCCACGACCTCTTGTTCTGGCTGTACGTAGAGGATGGCAAGCTGGCAAATGTTTTCCCTAGTTTCTGTATGGCAGTGTTGAAGTCACCGGCCTCGACTAGACCCAATACTTTTTTCTCGCGCAGTAGCTCTCTGAAGTTGATTTCCTGTGACTCAGGCGAGAAATCCTTAACGCCAGTCTTCTTAGATATTCCGTCCCAGGTCTTCTTCAGGAATTGGTATTTGCCTGCCGCCGTCGAGGCGTTTTTCTTACCTGTGGTTTCAGTGAACCCCACCGCATTGTTCGGGTGGGCGCTGAGGTCATTGATGAACCCGCCACCGAAGGCTATGTTGTACGCCTTTGCTCCATGCTGCCCAGTACCTTCAGCCAAGGCAATCAAATTCCCAAACCTTGTCAGGTTATCGCTGCCCTGTATAGCCTTTGCTTTCGGAGCTATCTCCTTAGCAAGTGGACGCAGCTGCCCAATCGGAAGCCCAAGAGTCGCCAATACATTTTCTACTTGTGAGTTTGCCATTTTTGTGCGCCTTGTATATCATTAAAATGCCTGCCGAGAACCTCTACTTGGCAGGACTGACCCTACTCCGGGCAGAGCAGCGGCAGGTGTATTATAGTACCCACTCTTCAGAAGCGCATCTACGCGCTGGCGGTATTCGGCGGCTTGTTTTTCTTTATCGGCGGCGGCTTGTTTGGCATCTAATGCCTTCAGGTTTGTATAAAGAGCTCCTAGTGTCCCAACTGGCTGTGCCCCAGGGCTTAAAAACCCGGCTGGCGTAGTAGCTGTAGGGTTTGCAGGCGGTGCCTGGCTTCGCAAGGCAGCGAGTTGTGTGTCAATACGTGCTATTTCGGCAGCATTAGCAGGGTTGTTTTGCTGCATCAGACCCATACGCAGGGTGATTAGCCTATTTATTTCCTGTTGCACTTGAGGACTTACTGTGGAAGCCCCTGCCGGTTTACCTGCTATCGACTGTCCTGTGAGGTCACCAACAGCCGGCGGTGCCACAGCTGGCGCAGAGGCTGCGTCTACCTTACCACCAGACGGTGTTGCTTTCAACGCGACCTGTCCAGCAACCTTCTGCCCTGCGAGGCTTTGTTTGTTTAGGAACTCCAACTCTGCTTGTAGGGTTTTTTGTTGCTCTGCTTGTACGGCGGCACGGTATTTATATGGGTCAGCTACAAACGCAGCTTTCTGAGCGACATTCATCGCGGCCTGTTCTTCTTTTGATAGTCCGAAGGCTGATATGTCAACATCAACGCCAGCAGCTAGCAGCCGTGCCATATTGTCCCGTACTGCGGGGTCCAGGGTTATCGGATTGGCCGCGACCATCGTGTTTTGCCGCTGCGTGGACTCGTTCTTCAGTGTCGCGCTGTTCAAACCATTGAGCTGTGTTTGGAAATAGTTATCTGCCACTTGTGGCTGTATCGCCAGCAGCTGCGGTAGTATGCCTGCGAAGGCTTCGTGCTGCCCCATAGCTAGAGCAGCTTGGTTCTCTAAATGCTTTTTACGTAGTCCCGCCGTGAACAGATAACTATCAAGGGCCTCGGCGGCTTTCTCAGAGGCTAACTTCTGGGATGGAAGCGCTAAAGTGTAGAGCTCGTTGCTTTGGCGATTTTTTTCCGCGAGTCTTTCCTCAGCGGCTTGTTTGCGGTCGGCCTCTACACCAGCGTCCCAGCCATCGAAGAAGGAATAATAATTTACTGATGCCATAGCTAGTGGTCCTGTTTATATGTCTGGGTAGAATACACCATCGTAGGTAGTGCCCATCTCGGATTGTACTCCTGTCTGTGCTGCCACGGGTGCGTTTTGCTGAGTAGAGTCGGGCGGAAGAGTCCATACATCTGCGTCTATGTTCCTACCGGTATCTCGCAGGTCTTCGCGGGTGTATGTCCGTTGTTGCGAGGTTTGGGTCGAACCGTCGCCGGCGTTCCCCACGGAGTTCTCAAGAGTCTTGTCACCACTGCCAGAGGTCAGCTTTGAGGAAATCATCTGTACCACACGTCCAGCCACTTTCGCAGCACTATTAAACGCAGATGCTGACTGTTCCGCTAAGTTTCTGTATATCTCACCAGCGCCAGCGCCAGCGCCAGCAGTTTTCGCGGCGCCGTTGCGGCCTATGGTCGTGATATTTATGCGATTTTCAAGTCGCTGTGCGTTTGCCATGTCTACACGGGCAATTTCTGTCCGTTTGGCAATCTGTGCCTGCCAGCTCTCTGCGCGTGCCTGTTCTCGAGCAAGTAGGTAATTACCCTCGTACTTAGCCCCGACGCATGCGGAGGGCATGCAGTACTCCATCTGTTGTCTTGCAACAGAGAATTTTTTCGTGACACTGGCTACGGCCCGCTGTTCGTGGACGAATGTATTCGCTACCTGCTCGGGTTCACCACAAATCTCTGCCAACACTGCCAGCTCGCACGGTAAATAGCTATTCTGCCACACTCCATGCAGTGCATTTGCTCGACCTTGTATCTGGTCGGCTATTTCTTTCTGCGCTGCAGTGGCTTCTTTCGCCGCGTCAGACAGCATATCTGCTATCAAAGCGTTTGTCGTAGTTTTTAGCGCGATGGCAGCTATTGCGCCTGCTTGTCCTGAGCTACACCCCATATCAATACCCCTCCGGCGTGTTGTATAGGTTGCTTCCGCCGCCATAGATGCGCTCGGCCTCCTGAGCGGTAGGTACTGTTGTTATGTCTTGGTGGTTATTCATCTCAGGAGCTGATGCAGGGGCAGGGCGTCCGTAGTAATTAGGGTTCATCTCGTACTCAGCACGACGCAGCAGATCCCGGTTCTCTGTGGTCCCAATACCTTGTCCGGTACTGGGGCGGTTCAGGAAATCGTCAAAAAGTTTCGGCACATCCTGCAATGTCCTACCAGCAGTAGCAAGTGCGCTGTTAAACGCTCCTGTGGCTTGGTCTGCTATGCTCTTGTACATTTTTGCAGCTGCATCTAGTGCGCCCGATGACGTGGCTGCGCCGTGTCGCCCGACGTTCACCATGTTTATTTTGTTAGCGATTCGCTGGGCGTTTTGTACAACCACTTTAGCCTCGCTGGCTCGCATCGCCCCGTTGGCCTGCCATGCCTGTGACCTCTGTATATCCAACGCGAACGCTGTGCTTGTCTCACACGGCAACCGGACACAGTTTGGGCGGGCCGCGAGTTCTGTGGCAGCGGCAAGTGAAAATCGACGCAGTACCGCCGCAGTTTCATCCGCGTATATACTGGCATGGTTGGTTGCCTTGATAGGCTCGTTGCAGACCTCTTGCAGTGTTGCGAGTTCACACGGTAAGTAGTGATTCGCCCACACATCGTGGAGCGCGTTGGCTCTATCTTGTATCTGCTGGGCGATTTCTTTTTGCGCCGCAGTGGCCTCATCGAGGGCCTCTTTGTGTTTTTGGGCGGCGTATAACGCCGAGGCCAGGTTCGCGGTTACCTCTGCTGCTTTGACGACAAGTATGCAATCTGCGTCCGACGACATATCAGTCCACCCACCCTTGCTGCGTATACACCGTTGACATCTTTACAAACCCTAGGCGCGGGACAATTCCGTCCAGCACGTTACCAACGTCAACAGCTACACGGATGTCAGATGGTTTATACGTATCTTTCATGTGATTCATGCCCCAGCTAAAAAAGCGGGCAAAGTTCGTCCCTACTCGGGCTTCCGGCGTCATGTAAATAGCACGCAGTCCCGCTATGGTAGTACCACGCTCAACCCAAGATGTGTAGTGCTCCCACACTTGATAACCCACTATCTTCCCAGATGGGTCACGGGCGACGACACAATGCGCTATTTTTGTCGAGACTAAAACGGCGAGTTGGTGCCAATCTACATTCACGTCTTTTCCAGGGAACGCTTCTTTATAGTTCTCGATTCCGAGGGCAATTAACTCACGCACTAGCTCTGTACGTTCTATCTCGAATACAACTTCTTCAAATTTCATGGGTGCGCCCTTTACGTTGCGAGCTCCGCGAAACTCTTCCCAATGGCAATACTGGTAATAGGTGCGGTGCCCTCTATTTCGTATGTAAACTCGTTTGCTCTGAACCTTGGCAGTCGTGCCATCCAAGACCCTTCTGTATTAAGTGTGTACGTATGAGGTATGCACGCTCGGCTGCCAGACCACTGAGTTATTTTAACATCCCCGCACCCAGAATGTATATACATCGCTCCGAGCATATCGCTGCGGTGCATCAGTATTTTTTTCGTGGTGGCGCGGTATGTCTTGAACGCATCCCCTTGGCCGACCTCATGCGTGCCAGTGCTGTCTGAATAGAGTAATCTGTTGTCCGATGTAGAGTACCAGGCTGTTGGGCGTATAGATAGGAATGACAGTTTTTCACCTACCCCAGTCTTACCACTACCAGGCAGCTCCAGCCTGAACGTAGTGGTATCCGTCGCGCCATAGTAATACCCGTTATGTACAACACCACGCATGGTGTGCGGCTGCATCTCGTCCCACTGTGCCTGCGTAAATATGTCCGATGTTATGACTGAGGCTGTCGCGCCAGAAATCATTGCCAGCCCCTCAACGGAGGCAAAGACAACGGAGTCCATGTGCAGTGCAGGGCTCTGCCTGCCTATCAACGGGTACTTCTCCCCAAGCGTTGTGCCAGTATGGCACCCTCCTTGGTTACAGTCATTCTTCAAGTCAATCACCTCTGGGCTGGAGCAAGTCAGCACGTATGCTGTGTTCTGTGACGCGAGCAGGCGTAATGGCGCAAATTTTGGTTTGTAAAAATATTTCGGTGGGGCAACAGAGTAATTCCAAGGCTCTGTAAATTTAACAAGTCCGTCGGAAAGAAACGTCATCTGAGTGCCACCCCAATGATTGAAGTCTGTAGCGTCGTCCGGTATAGACGCGAACCTGTCAGTCATCAACATGTTGCCCGTCACTGTATTTAGTGGGGCATGGATGTGCACGAGCGTGTTGGCAGGTAAGTTGGCGACCTCAAAGTACTCGTCTGCATCTGCACCTGACGCCTGCGCAGCATTGGATATGCCAGCCACCAGAGCGTATATTTTTAGTCGAACTGCACAATATTCTGGCGGTATTTCTTGAAACCCAGCGAGCGTTGCGGGTTCACTGTAATCCACGAGCACAGTTGGAGATGGCGGTGACGGTGGAGATTCCTCCCCAAATTTGTTTATGTATGTATAAACGTAGGCACGGGCTTCTGCCGCCTTGTCAGACACAGGTGTCGCCCCATACGAAACTTCTGGGGCTACAGTTAGGCACGGCCAGCCAAGTCGGCATAAATCATCCGCGCACCAATCATCTGGAGTTGCGTTGACTGGGTAGGGTTTACCCTGAATACCTGTTGCAAAAATTCTCCCACAGTGGCGTGTATCACGGGTTATGTTGACACAGTTCGGATACCACTTCAGGCAGCAGTTCTCTAGAAATATCGTCTGCCCAACTGCGGCGGGCTCTACGAGCCTGTCCGTGCGCAGGGGCACTATTGCTCCCGTCGAGAAGTCCACGTCAAGCGCGTACTGTAAGTACTCTGGTTTGAGGTACGCGGGGTCACTCTTCGTTGATACCCCTAAGAATGGGCCGAATCGCAGCATCAGCAGGCTCCATTGCCCGCGAACGCATACGCGCTTGCTAGTAGACTCCTCGCAGCGGCTACCGATGCGGTGGAGATAAATCCTGCGCCAGTGCCTATTGGTATCCCAGAACTGTTGTACACCGTAATAGCATAGGGTAAACCCGTAAACACTCGTGTATCATAGACTCGGAATGTGCCCACGTCCCACGCGCCAAGCGGCGGTGGTGTGCCTGTCTCTGGGTTGATAAATGCCCCACCACAGGTTACACCAGCAACTATTTTCTCCTGTAGGATTGCCGCGTCTTCGTTGAGCGATATTGCCGCACTGGCTCCTGTCATCGTGACACTGATAGGACCTGCTCCAGTAACGGCCATTATTGGCTGAGTCCAGTTTTTCACTAGCCCTGCAGCTATCTGTATGCCGCCGGAATTGAAGTCCACGCCGGTGGTGTTGAGGGTGGCCGTACCACCCGTGGTGTTCACCGCGAGTGTGGCTGATGTTATTTGCGTGACAGGCGTTATGAGTGGTGTCTGGACCGCTACCCCGTTCACAAAGGTCGGTGAGTACCCTGCCGTCGGTAGCGGGCCTGAATAGTTTAGTACGTAAGGGTTGTTTGCTGTGCCACAGCCAGTGACAGTCATATTGGCGCCTGATGTAACTACGCAGTTTGCCAGTAGCGCCGAAGCCGACCCAGACAGTTGATTACATATGTTAGGGTCTAGCCCTACCGCTGCAGGTGGTGTGATGTTCGGTGTACTTGTAGTGCATGGTTCTGGTCTTGACTGTAAAACTCGTCCGCCCGCTGCAATAGCTGTAATGCACCCGTTTGACACCGTTATCGTAGGGTTCACATAGGTGCCATTAGGCATGTTATTGGCTACTCGCTCGCGGGTAACACACCCGTTGGCGTCATGCTTTACAAGCCAATCTCCGCAGGTGTACTCGAACGGCGTGCATGGTGGTACTGCTGGAGGCGTAGTAGTTGTGTCGGGAGGGCATGGCGCTCCGCTGGAAGTGCACCCCCCACAGCAGTCATTAGAATTGCCGGTAGCCATTACACCATCCTCCTTGCCGCCTGCACTCTCGGCGCTTTATTCGAGTAGCCCATGCGTGCATGGGTCGCCATCCTGCTTATTTCCGCGACTGCGAGTAGTCTGCGGCGTTGGGCTTCGTTACCATTGTATCCTTCTCCGGGCATAGTCAGTGCCTCGAACGCCGCCTGTTCAAACAATGCGGCTCCATATTCGTAGAAAAACCTGTCATCAATGGAACAGGCATCGTGGTTAGGAGCGACGAGAGCAGTTATAGCCAATCGGCCAGACAACCCACTTACCGGGCCAACCTCTATTGTGTCAGGAGGCACGAACCTGAACTGACTCTCGCCGCAACCGGGAATCGCACACCACTCACGGGCGACGATATTTATACTTTCATGCCCACTTATATCCACACAGCAGGGTCTGCTGGGCGCGATAGCCGGGGCACCACATACTCCTGAAGGTTGTACCCCTACTGCTCGAGTAGGTGGATACCAACAGATTTGCTTTATACTTATGATGCGTTGCTCGCACATATCCAGTTTATAGTCAGGGATACATGACTCTAAATCAACCTCAAACTTGGCGGTCATCAGCCTACCAGTCTGCGCAATATAAATTGCGGCCTTCAATAAGATAGCCTCCCACTTATCCAACATAAAGTCTGGACGCATATCTACCAGTAAAGGCATCTTATCCGCGATTTCCGTCAGTTTCACTTAGATGGCCTTTCTAAGAATGCGGCCTCTGCCTTCATCTGTATACCTAATAAATCAAAAAACGCTTTATAGTGAACGCTAGAGGCTTGCAACAGTGTCACGTCAGAATCACCAGAAAGCGCACGGAACAACGCCCATTGTGTGAGGGCTGCCGTGTATTTGCAATCTGGCATAGGCCCATCTAAATCTGCGGTTGTCAGCGCTGCTGGGGACTCAACACACCGCACTTGTACATACACATCGACACCTTCAGGCACTGGCGGGTAGACCTCGAATAGATTTGGCGCACCATCGACACGGTAGACGTTCGTTGGTAGGTATCCAGCTTCATCGTCTGCACAGTTACGACCTCGCCACGTTGGTGGGCGCTTTATCAGGGTGAGTGGGGCGATATAGCTGCCATGACAGTCAACAACAGACATGTTATTACCGACGAGCGAACATGGTGACTCTTGTGTTTGCCCTTCGACCAGTTTGATTGTCTTCTTGGCTATATAGTCCGTCGGTTTTGCTGCTGCTATGGCGCAGGCAGCTTCATTATAGTAAGAAAGTAGTAAGTCAATAGGCCAGTGTTGAAACTGCTGCGCAGCGTTCTCGGAGTTGTAGTCCCCAAGTTGCTGCGATAGGTTTGAAAGCCACTGGCGTAGTGTCATTATAGTTAGTCGTCAAAACCAGCCGCGATGACTGGCGCAGTGGCGGCTTTCTCTTTTACGGGAGTTTTGGCGGTCTTGGTTTCAGGCACGACGGGTTTCACCACCACATCGGTGGCTTCTTCCTCCACATACATGGTTGGTGCCACAGAGACCTTTGATTTCTTTGTCCCAGGCAATACGCCTTGGGCTTTCCACACAGCCAACTCTCCAGCAAACTCTGGACGGTTCAGAAGTTCCATGTCGTAGAGCGGTAAAAAATGCACGTTGCCATACTCCGCCATCACGGCGTTCCACGGGAATATTTCCTTGGTGGCTTTCGATTGCAGGAAGTAGCACGTATCGGTTACGCCACCAGACAGTTCAAGGTGGGTGGGCGATTTGAAGGGGATACTTATTGGCGTTGCCTCAGCGGCGGCGCGTTGACGAGTAGCGTCTTCTTGTTTTGCGAAGGGTTTCAAAATCATGGGTGTACCTTTTAATGTTAGGGCTCCCCCAGTGTTACCTAGGGGAGCGGTTTCTACTTATCGAACCAATGCGTGAAAGGTTTCGATGTTTGCTTGCAACGTCAGGGTTGCCTGGATTTGTGACAACGGGTTGTTAGTTGGAGGCGTAAGAATCTTAATCGCCAACATCAAACCATTTGCACCTGTAACATAGCCACCGGTAGCAGGAGACACTGGAGCCACCACAGTATCAGCCGTAGCCGCTACAATTGAGGCCAACTCCGCCGGCACAGCATCCGCTACGTTAGCCGCGCCTACCGCAGGTGGACAAACTGAATTGTCTACCTCGTATGCTTCGACTGCGTAGGTGAGTCCTGCCAAGGTGCCGTTTGTCACCCCTAAAGACCCACTGTTGCACATGCCGTAGTCGTCCGCCAAGGTCTGTGTAACACCGATACCTTTTAAGATACTGTGTGCTGGCACATACACAAGACGTAGTACATAGTCTGCTGGCACCTGCGCGAAAGACGCGCCTGGAACTTCATCAACCGCAACGCAGTCGCGGTCATTCACAGAGACGTGGGGCGCATAGGACGCCCAGTTGGGCAGGTATGACGGGTGGTCATGGTTCTGCACCTTACGGGGCATTACCTCCAACTCAGTAGAACACGGGCCACAGTTTCCTGTAGCACATGGGCCTGCGTTGGACTTGAAGCCAAAGCCGCCGCCCTTCACGCCGTTAAAAAATAAATCAGCCATTTTCAGTTTTCCTTTCAGTGATTAAGCGCGACGTACTTCGACCCAAGCCACGAAAATGTGTTTTGGACGCAATACGATACCACCACGTGTCTCGGACAAAATCCAACGACGCATGTAGAACTCTTCATCACCATACGCAGAAGTGATACCGCCGTAGAAGGCGCTCGCTTGTGAGTGCGTCAAGATAATAGGAGTTTTGAAGCCTGTTGCTGTCGGAATCTTCGGCATCAACGAGCTTACCAAGGTTGTGTTGCCGAACAGGCTGTTGAAAGTGCGGACGCCGCCAACCAACATGCTGTTGCTCATATCGCAACAATGCTGCATGTTTTGCGCGTATGCGAAGTTCAGCAACAACTCTTCGTGCAACAAGACTTTCCAGCTGTCAACGCAGTTGCCCAACTCTTGTTGAGACTTCGCTGTCTGCAAGGTCACCACAACATCCAAGATGTCACGATAAATTTGCTCTGGTGTGCGGTTACTAGCCACGTTAATGACCAACGGAGCCGCCATCGTACCCAAGTTAAGGCCACCACCTGCTGCGCCGGCATTTGTGCCTGCGTTTTCGCGTGAAGCGCCTAACAAGGTCTGCAAAACTGCTTGTCGGAAATAGCGTTGGTTCAGAGTTTTGAGCGTGTTGCCCAATTGGATATCAAAGGCTTCCATATAGGGGCCTTCGTTACCTTTGATGAGCTCCATGTCCACCTTCAAGCCAAGCTCGTTCGCTGGACACATCTGCGCACAAATGGCACCGGCTTCGATTTGCTCAAAAATAGGCAAGGCATTGTGTTCTTTTGGTTTGAACTCAAACTCACCGTCAATAGTTAAAAACTTCAGCACATCGCCTGGACGGAGAGTATCCATCGTGGCTGTGTGCGTAAAGTCCATCCACGGCGCTTCCGCGTGGCATCGCTGAGTAATATACCCAGCAGCGGTCTTTTGGTTCGCAAGCAAGTCAAGAATTTGGGTGCTTACGCCCGAGGCCGCAGGAGTCATACCTGACATATAGTTTCCTTTCGGGCAAAAAGGCCCAACTCTAAGCTAGAAAAACCGAACATTGGTGCTCATCTCCTACGTTCGTCCGTGCTTAACTTTAAGCGCGTTCAGTTTGGCGGCTCTCGCCTGCCCATCAGCAAAAGTTTTGTTGCTGCGAGAATACGCAAGTGTAATCTCCGACAACTCTTGCTCATATGTTTTTTGCTCGACTGCCACTGCGGCTCCGGCGCTTGTCGCGGGGGCAATCGGTTTGCCCTGTGGGTCTTGTTCTGGTTTGGCAAAGGCTACTGCTCTCTTAACCAAGTCCGCAGCTTTAGCAAACTCCCCACGCATCATCCACTGCGTAATCTCTTGGGATAAAGTTAGCGCCGAAGACTCGTCTTTAGCGCGGGTGTTAAGTATCAAGGCAACATCTTTGTCCAACAAGATAGTCTCTAGGTCAATCTTTTCTGTCGCGCATGCGGCAGACAGCTTGTTGAAGCGTTGGAGTTTCTCCTGCTCTTCACGGGTCTCTGAGATTGTGGCGGAGGTGGTAGTCTGCGCATTTTTCAGTGTGGCAATCTCAGCCTGCAATGCTTTAACTGTAGCACTAAGTGCTTGCTGTGCATGGCTGGCCTTGAATGAATCTTTCAGTGGGCCAGCTAATAGTTTGCTAGCGATATTGCGCAACGTCGGGGTGTCCACGTCTGCGTCGCCTTCGAGGGACGCAATAAATTTACGGGCTTCTGCCTCGCCCATAGCATCAACTGCTTGGTCAATCATCGGCAAGTCGCCGGCCAATGTGGCCTTCGCAGTTTGGGCTGCTGTCTCAATAACTGTGTTCGCTGCCAGGGTGGAGGTAGCTATGCTGGCGGCTGTGGTGTCCTTGAACACCGGGATTTGTAACTCGCCGGTTAGTGTGGTGAGCGGTGCCACCCCTGGCTCTTGTTTTTCAATTGTTTGGGCTGTCATTTTGCGGTCCTTAATAGTGTTGCAATCTCAGAATATGCTGCGACAAAACCTCGTGCGTAATTGTCGGCAGCTACTTTTTGTGGGTCAGCGCTGATACTAAGTAATGAACGCCTCACCACCTCCTCCGCTTGTTGGTCAAAAATATCTGCGACAGCAGCTAGACCGCCACTATCGTAGACCTTCTTAACCTCGGAAGTAGTTAGATTAGCCACGAGCGGGGATATTCATTCCAGACACTGTAAAAGCGCCGCTGGTGGTTTTGAAATTGATACCTGCGCGTGACTCAGTACCGCGTACAGAGGACATATTCACAGGGACAGGGACGCCTTTGACTCGTTGCGTACCGCCCAAAGGGGCAGTAGACGTGGCGCGTTGTTTCGATATATTCTGCATAAATGCTCCTAGTTGTTTCGCATTATTCACACTCATATATTTGAATGTTAGTGCTAACTTTCGTTGTTGTCAAGTAAATTGTAGCACATTTAGGCGGGAACCTGCTCGCCGCCAAACCCAGGTGCTGTTGGTACGGGATTGCCCTCGTCCTGTGCACCTGATGTTGGAAGGCCATCCGCGCCATAGAATCGGTCAACATCAATACCCTGGTCACGGAACATCTCAAGTATCAGAGATTTCATCAGCTCTGAGTTCACCATAGGTTTGCCATCCTCAGTCTTAGCGTTCGCCAGTCCAACCATTGCCTGTACTGTCTCCTGCCGCGCTGCTGCGTTAGCTTCTTTGCGCAGGTATCCGCTTGTGGAGCGTGCAATTATTTGTGCGTCTCCGCGCACTGATGGGTCTTTGCTGGTCTCCTGCAATGTGTAATACATACTTCTCAGTATGGGTTCCTGCAAATCCTGGTCAAAGTTGTCCAATGCTGCACGAATCGTCTTCGCTTCAGCCTGCTGCACAAGCGCAATTCCTCGGTACGAACGCCCGAGTGTCGCCATACCCCGCATGTCGCCCGTGCCGAGCTTAGGCACTGCTGCTAGTAAGTCAACTAAATCCAGGAAAAATGTTACGCCATTCAACAGTGACTGCGAGTGGTTGGGGATATTGTGGAATGTGACCGCGTTTCGCCCGCCTTGTAGCCCTGTTTTATCAGCAGATGTGAGGTATAGGTGCCCGGCCTTGAAACTGTTGAGCTCGTCCTGGTCTGGATAGAACTCGCGCAGGCGTTCGAACTCCATCTCACCGGTCGGCTGTGCAGATGTGGCCGCGTTTCTCACTGCGGCGTATGTAAATGCGCGTGCCACCTTCTCGGCCTTGCGAACGCGCTGTAAAACACCAATGCCAGACCACGAGCCGTTAAGTTTCTCGTAGGAACTGACGTTATATGGGCGCACTTTAGGTGAATTTACTGGGAGCAAGTCAAGATATATAACATACTCGTCACACAACACAGCACAAACTTCGTAGTGCTCGTCTTTTTCGACTCTGATGCTAGCATCTGACCTAATTTTCGTTATATCTTCACCCTGCATGCGCCCATAAAACCAGAAAATCTCTTTTGTATCTGTGGAAGTGAACCGTGGGGCTGAAATAGCTGCTCCCGTACTGGGTAGCATAACCGCCATCTGTGTTGGGGTCATCCCAGTAGTAGGAGCTTTCTCCAAAACAGCGTCAATCGCAGTTTTTATCCACCCGTGTGTGTCCCGTAGCTTGCGTAATTGGTACGCCGGAGTCTTATCCCGCTCGAAAACAGCTTCGGCATCTTCCACACAAGTCCCATTCAACACAAAAAAGTCGTCTGGGTCTACTCGTTTGACCGATGCTTTCAGTTTTCTCTCCAGCACCCAACTGTTACCAACCCATTTCGGGTCGTCCTCATAGCTATAGTGTGGAAATTTCGCAACCGCGAACGGCATCGACACAAAGTCGTCAATGATTGTGCGCGTAACCTCACGGTATTTCATATCTGCGAACATATCTCGTAGCGCAGTCTCTGCTTTAATTGCTGCCGCTTTGGCCCTATCCATCTGAGTGCCTGTGGCCTCAACCTTCAGCCTGGACGCAAGCTCGCGCAGGTCGCCAGAATACTGGTTCTGGAACATCTCCTGCTTCATCTTCTCCACAATCTCCAACTTCACACTCTTCGGAAGCTCTGGAGTTGGTGTTGGCGCCAATATTGGCATGTCGATGCTGTTACGCACTAGGTCAGAGATGATGTCGTACGCGGCCAACGCCTTGCGTTTGCCGAACTCTAAGCCAATATGCGCGAGTTCATCCGCCACATCAATCTCGTCATCATCTAAAATACCCCGACGCGCCTTATGGCACAGCTCAATCTCAGTTGATAGCCCGCGAGGATAGTGTGTTGTGTCACTGTTGCGTGAGGTCACAGCATCATTCAGGCGCTGTTTAATCACTGACGCCAGTGCTCGGTTGTCTGAACGCTCCGTCTCCAGGCGTGTTAGCTTGTCCATCAGATAGCCCTTCGTTGCGACGCCTTCACCCGCACGGGCGTCGTCTGTTGTTTATTACGCTCGAGCTCGTAGCCCAGCGCTGCATATTGTAGCCCATCGTGGTAATCCGCATGCACCACGCTTTTGTTCGGGGTAAGTTTATGCACTCCTGGCTGGCCGCGCACCGCAGCGTAGTGGTAATGTCCACGGAACCCCTCAACCAAGTATCGGCACGTAGGGGAGATGAAAAACCCGTTACGCTTGTTCAACGCTCGGTTCACTGCAGCTGTCCGATTCCCAAAGAAGTTAGTGTGTGCCAACCTCGCGTCCAGCCCTGCCTGTATACACACCATGAGTGCTGTGCGTTTGTCAATGCCCGACTGCGGGTTAGATGGGTCAAGTATCGCCACCATGTCAAACCCGGCATACTTGGACGCAAGCAGTGGTATCAAATACTCGTCCACGAACACCTCGAACGCTATGTCCTGCTCTCCAACCTCGTCAAGCACCCACAGGGCAGCGTCCTTATATGCAGTGACCACAGCCGCTGGATGGTTGCCAGATGTGTCGATACCGACCATGAGCGTTGTACCAGCAAACTCTGAAATCTTAGGCGGTGCTTTAAGCACCATGTCCTCATTAAACGCCGAGTACACCCGCTTGCCGCTGACCGACTTGGAATACTGCCCAAGCACGCGAGACTCAATATACCAATCCTCTGCGCCTGGCACCATGTCCAGCCAATACTGATACCCCTTTGGGATAACCTTGTGGTATGTGGCCTTCGGGTTGGGGTAATACCATTTGCCACGGTTCTCCAGCGCATTGTCCACATGCGTGTCCGACACCAGCAGTGGTGGCTCTTGGATAAAGAACCTCCATGTCGCTGGAGGGTTGTCCTCCGCTTCGCGCAGCCAGTGATTCTCAAACGGCCCGTTGGTGTCACAAATAACGCGTGACCGGTACAGCGGGCGTCTGCCGCGCTTCTCAATGTGCGCCGCCGAGAACCCATCCTTAGATGGGTAGCGGCCACAGGAGCCCTGCACGGCCGAGACGATGCCCGGCTCTTGATAGTCCATCAACTCATTGATGTACGCCGATGTAAACTGCATCGAGCCCAATTTGCCCAAGTCGTCCGGCGGCACCGCCATGAACAGCCACGTGGACTCGACCTGCGTGCCATCAGGCAACTTCATCGAAATGCCGCCCGACCAAGGCTCCCGTCCAGACAGCGGGCGCATGCCCACAACCCCCTCGAACCGTTCTTTGTAGGTGGCGACGGCCGACTGCTCCAAATCGCGGTATGATGTCCGCGTAATCAGAAACGCCGAGCGGCGAACCCCGTCTTCCTGCGGCGGCATGAGCATCGCTTCTGTGAACAGCTGTATCTGACACGCGGTAGACTTGGTAGTCGCACGCGCAGCACGTATCACCGCCACAGGCGATTGGTCTTCGTGGAAAGCCTTAATAACTGCATCAACAGCCACATAAGTTAGTGAGCGCCCACTTGGTATCGTCGCCATCCTAGTCCTCTGGATTAAATGATATGTTTATCTGGGCAGTCTGTCCGAGCCCGACTGACTTAACAGCGCTGAACTCTGGCAGTCTGGCGGACGCAACAAATTTCGTGATACCTGTGATGCTAGAAATAGCTCGGGCACGTGCCTCCGCCATCTCCACATCGGCCGGTGTTGCCTCTTCTGGCAGTGCGAGTACACTGATGGCTGCATCTTCCGCCATGTCCAACAGCGCAGCAGTTTTGTTCTGTTTCACTGCTTTGAGCTTTACGGGGTCCACGTTGTCTAGCAAGAACCCCAAGAACACCGTGGTGCGCATGCCCAAGATAGAGGCAATCTGCGTGTACGTAGCGCCTGTGAAAATCATCTCCAGAACCCAAGCTTCGCCGTCTGGCAAGCCGAACCGATGAGCAAGCGTAGCCAGCCGAGCTGGTATTAACGCGTTGGCTTTCCACACCGCCAAGTTCATTTTGAACGGTGCAACCCCTGGGCCATAAGTGCGAGTTGTGCCGTCTGGCATTGGCATGGAGCCATCAATCTGGTCTTCGGAAGCGTTCAGGAATCGGGCAACGCCGCCTTGTGCAACAAGGTCCTGCTCCCATCGCTGATATGTTTTATACGCAATCGTATAACCCTTTGGTATTACGTGCGGTGTGCTCGCATCAGAGAATAGGGAGTAGTCTAGTTCTGGGGACGGAGCAAGAATATCCGCGTACTTTGCGTGCCTGACGCGGGTGTCTATGTGTTTGTCCGTAGAGGAGCTTGTGGCTCGACTTGTTACCTCGAACTTGTCATGGTCTAGCCGGGTGGTGTGCTGTGTGTTGGCCGCTACTAAAGCCTGTATTGGCGAGCCGTGTTGTTCAAGCACCAGATGTTCTAGCATGCTTGCTTCAGCGGCTGTTTGGTTATCCGCGTGGGCTTGAGCAGCGTTATGACCCATATTGGTTCGCAGGGCGTTCAGCTTCGGTTTTGTGGCGCGGGTTTTCTTTTGTGGGGCTTGTGTGTCCATCCCACAGATAGTAGCACAATTTTTTTGGGCTGTCTATTTGTTAGGTTAGTGAGTACTAACTATCATTTGTAGATTTGAACAAAAAATAAAAGTTTTTACAGGGCAACGACTAAAGGAATGAATTTTGTGGCAACACAAAAAGGCGAAGGTGGTAGTGCTGACAACACTACTACCTTCAATTTGCAACCAAGTCCCGTACAAGGGGCGACTGACTAACTAAAGATTGGAGGAAGCATGGATAGCGTCTCGCGAACCTTATTAGCTTAAGCGGAGAAATAAACACATTTTTAACCCAAGTAATCAATCGTAGATTTGTTACGATAGAAAGGATAATAGCGTGTATAGAAAGCCGCTAAAGTTATTAGTCATTGACTAGGTAACGGTCAGATAGTAGCACAATTTTTTTGGGCTGTCTATTTACTAGGTTAGTGAGTACTAACTATCATTTTGTAAATTTGAACAAAAAATAAAAGTTGGGCTTGTTTGGCAGTGGCATCGTGGGGAGGGGGTTCCCTATGGTGGAGGGGGTATAGCGATGCTGAACTTGGTCGTATGCTACGGGAGTGAGGCATGTATAGCAGTTTCGCAGTTGTGCTGTCAGAATCGGTACAAAAAACAGCCACCCCCGCGAGTGGGGTCGGGGCTTCCCCTATACGGGGGGCACAACAAGCTAAACAAGCGCCGCCTGCTATAAACTTTATAGCATGACTAGCACAACAAGCCGCTATAGTATTGATAGCATAGCAAGCACAACTGTATCGCGTGTTTTTCTGTAGCGCTATTTGTCACTAGTTCCAATGGCTGCGCCGTAAGTGTGACTCACACTGACGAAAATAATTTATAGGTTTGTTGACATACCACGAAAAAGCTGTATATAATAGAGCTTATCAGTAGAATGGTTCTACTGATTACCGCTACAAAAATTTGTAGTACTTAAACTAGGAAATACATCATGAAAACTACAGCGAAAACTACAGCGAAAACTACAGCGAAAACTACAGCGAAAGTCCTCGCGCCTGCAACATCCGCCAAGATAGCATCACTAGCTAAGGCGTTGGAAACTTCCAGCGGTAGCCTTAGCAAAGCCGCGCTAGAATTTTTTGCCGCCG